TAGTATTAGAGGGGAAGAAATAAATGATTTATTATAGATTAAGAGAAGATGGAAGTATAATGGATTTTTATGAAGGTGATTTTCCATTTTCTTGGGAATATTTAGAAACGGATAAAAAAATAATCTTAAATGAGAATGGTGTTTATGTTTTTGAAGATGAAGTTGATTTAAAAGCTTTAGAAAAGGCAAATAAAGAAAAAGAATTAACAAATCTTAAATTATCTTATTTTAACCTTATTGAAGCGGAATTAAAAGCTACTGATTATCAGTGTCTAAAATTTGTAGATGGAGCTTTAACAGAAGAAGCTTATAAAGATACAAAAGAAAAAAGAGCTAAGTTAAGAAGTGCTTACAATGAATTAGAACAAGCAACATCTAAAACAAAAGTTAATGCTATTGTTAAAGAATATGGGTTGGTGTAATATGACTTGGATACTTACAGTAATTATAGATTTAATGTTTAATGTGATTTGTTATCTCACGAATCCTATAGTTGTTTTATTTGCAGATGAGTATGGAAACTTGCCAAAATGTTTACGATGGTGGCAAACATACGATAATTGTTTAGATGTAGACTGGATGATAGATGAAGAGATAGTACCAAAGATATTCAGATATGATTTTCATAAACATTATATTTATCACCTAGAAGATAAATCAGGAGATAAAGTAATAGCTGGGTATGTGGATATTATTGACCCTAATTTTACTATTAAAGAAAGGGTTCAAAGATATTTTTGTAGATTGTGTTGGTTATACAGAAATACAGCTTATGGTTTTAGTTATGAAATAAGTGGAAGAGATTATGACCCAAAATTAAAGAAAGTTTATAAAGATTATAAGAATAGTCGAGAAGATGAATGTCATATTGATGTTGTTTATGATGATAGACCTTTTTGGAATAGAACTTGGAGAATTTACTATACTAAACAGTGGTTTTGGAAATTTTATATTAGAATTTATTTTGGGTGGAAAATAACAAAAACGGAAGGAAGTAAAGATAGGGCAATGTTAGCTTTCTTTATTAATCCTTTTCGTATTGTAAAGGAGGGTTGACAGTGTATACAAGTAAACATTGGAGCGTAACAGAGTGGGATTGTTTTCAACGAAATAGAAATTCCTATGCATGGGACAATGAAAATGGTAGACTTTGCACTAACGATGAAAGGACAGCGAATCTTTTCAAAATCCTCGATATGCTTAGAGAGTGGAATCCTAATTGGGTTATAAACACAACTAATGCTGGCTACAAAAGTGGCTATCGAACTTTAGATGTTAATGTAGCAGTTGGCGGGGAAAAAGGTAGTTATCATACTAAAGGGTGTGCAGCAGATATTCATATTGCAGGGCAAGATGATTCAGCAGAATCTTTAGCAGATACTGTATTAGTAGCCGCAGATTCTTATGGTTTAAAAGATTCATTAGGTATTGGTTATTACGGAGATTGGATTCATATTGATACCAGAGGTTATACTTCTAGGTGGTAAGGAGGGTTATTATGGCTTGTGGTAGCAGAAAAGGTAAAAAAGGCAAAAAGAATAAATAGGGGGAATTTTTGTGACGATTGTAGATAGAGTGTATAGATATTGCGCTGAATATTTTGCACAATCAGAATGTGAGAGAATGTATTTACAATTAATGCATTTGGATGACGAAGTTATCTCCCTATCAGATGAAGTAAATGACTTAATATTTAATTGCTTTGAATTTAAAAGGACTTACATAAATAAAAGAGCATTGGAGTGTCTAAAATATGCTCCACAAGGAGTAATATAATGAAGGAATATTTCTACAGTATTTTTAAAAATGTATTTAGAGATAAATACGATAAAGACGTTTATAAATTAAAAGAAGAGCTACTTATTCTTAGAAAAGAAAAAGTTGAACGAGAAAGAGAATTAGATAGAGTTAAACGTGAATTAGAAAAGGTTAGGAAAGAAATGTCTTTATTAGATAGTTCTAAGTTAGAAGATGAAACTAAAATTAATGATTTAATAAAAACCCTTAAAGAAAGCCATCAAAAAATAGAAGAATTAGAAATCCAAATTAAGAATTTAAAAGTAAAAAATAAAGGTTTAATAACTCAGATAAAAAATTTGAAAGAAGGAAATTAAAATGAAACTCTACACAAAACTAAAATGCGCTTTTAAACAATTCAAAACAGTTATGTGTAGAGGGTTTGAACGTCTACACTTTCTGTAAGAACGGAGGGGTGTAGTGGATAAAACTTTTGAAATGGAACTAAGAGAAACTTTAGTAGAGATAAAAACTAAACAAGAGAGTTCTATGGAAAGTTTAGCTATTTATTTAGAAAAAACTCAAACACAAGAAGTTGAATTAAAAACTATAGAAAATAACCTAAGGACAATATTTAAACGTATAGATGAATTACATTTAAATGAGAAAGAAAACAGGGCTGAATTAACAAGATTAATAGAAGATAAATATTCTGAAATCTTTAAATTAGCCGCTGTAATGTCTGGTGTAATCAGTATATTCATAAGTGTACTGGCAATCATTTTAAAGTAATGAGGTCTTAGAATGTTTGACAAGATAAAGAATTTTATCAAAACTAAACTTCTTGTTAAACCTAATATTACAGGTGGAAGCTTAAAGCTCCTTTATATAATGATTGTACTAATAATCTCTACAGTTTTGACTTACTTATTTGCTTGGTTATATCAAGCAGTTTTTAGAGAATTAATAATATTACCAGACTTATTAGCATTATTAAAGGTGTTATTTTCTCCCGAAGTGATAGCAGCAATATTCTTTTATGGAGCAGCTATAATAGATAAAGATGGCAATGGAGAAAGTGATAAGCTGGAAGAAGAGATTAAGAAAGATAAAAATTAGTCTCTTAATAATGAGAGGGACGAAAGTATTCGTTAAAGTATTATGAAATCAAATTTAATAACAGTAGATAATTTTAAATGTACTTGCTGTGGACAAATGCCAAAAGTAAGTAAAAGATTATTAAAAATTTTGAATGATATTCAAAAGGATATAGGTGAAAATTTAACTATATTATCACCTAAATGCAGTGACCCAGAATTTAGAAAAATGTTAAAAGCGTGTGTCATTTTAGCTCCTAAAACTTATTCTGTAGATGATTTAGCGGATTTAGCGATACTGCATAACGCAGATGGCATAAGGAGGCTATATCGTTATAAAGCAGTTTATTTAGATGTTTTAGGAAATAAAATGGATTTTTAATCCCTTGCTAATGCAGGGGATTTTTTAGTTGACAAATAGAAATTTTTGTGGTATAATATAGAAAATGATAAGCGAGGTAACAATAATGCTTCAATTAGGAACTAAGGTAAAAATTAGAGAAGATTTAGCTGTAGGTAAGTTATATTTTGGTGATAATAATAGTTTGTTGGCTACACGTTTATTTACTTCTAATATGTCATATTACAAAGGTCAAATTGCTGAAATAATCGCCATGAGGATAACTGGGAATGAGGTATAAAATAGGTGATAGTGTAGTAGTAAGGGAAGACTTATATGCTGATGTGGCATATCCAGATGAACGTTGTAATATCAATATAAAAGCTTCTGTAAGCATGCTTAAATATAGAGGTAGACATACTACAATAAAATCAATATACCATATACATGGGGGTATTTTTTATTTAATAGATGCTGATAAGCGTTTTCATTTTTGGATAGCTTCAATGTTTTTAGATGATGGTTGGGAATAAAAAAATGCTTGACAAATAAAGAAAAATGTGGTATAATAATTACAGAAAGGTGGTTAAAGAATGTTCGATGTTGGATTACTTATAAAGTATTTAAAAAACTATGTTGCGGAAACTATTAGGACTCGAAAAGCTTATAAGCAAATTGTAAAAGATTTGCGGGAAAAGAGAGATGCAAGCATAAATCCTCATTATAGAAAGGCAATGAATGAAGCAATTCGAGAAATTAAAACTGTGCCCTTTCTAAGACAAGATGGCGGCTTTTGGAATTGCATGGGTAAGCGTATGACTAGAGAGGAATCAGAAGATTAATGATTGAAGTATTTGTTAATAATTCTCAACTATTAACAAATCTAGCAACAAATGAAATTGAGAGAATAAAGAAAGATTTAACTTTTAGAAATCCAACTTATGAGAGTATTTTAAAATATTCAAGATGGGGGACAACTAAAGAGCCTGAATTTCTTTATTATTATAAAGAAGTTGGGGATACTTTAATTGTCCCTAAAGGTTATAGGATACCTTTTAATTATGAGATTAAAAAGGATAATTCTTTAAGCTTTAATAATATTGAATATCCAGAGTTAAGAATCAAGCTTAGGAAAGTACAAAACGTAGCTATTGAGCACTACACTAAAGATACTGGAACACTTGTTATAAATACAGGGTTAGGTAAAAGTATAATCGGTTTGGCACTAGCAGGGAAGTTGAAAGAAAGAGCTTTAATAGTTGTCAATAAAGATGACTTAGTTGATGGATGGGAAAAAGATGCTCAATTATGCTATGGAGATTTAGAAATAGGTTTAGTAAAAGGTAAGGTTTTCAATATAGGAGAACAGATAACTATAACTACGATTCAAACACTTTCTAAGCTTGGTGACATAAAGCTTGATAAACTTAAAGCTAGTATATCTATGTTAATTTGTGACGAATGCCACAGATGTTCAGCTAAAATATACAGTGTTCTAAATGACTTCCCTGCTAGATACCGATTAGGCTTAACTGCTACAAAAATGAGAAATGATGGTTTAGCTGATGTATTAGATTTAATTTGTGGAGAAACTCTTTATGAATATAAAGGAGAGTTTGAGACAGATGATATAATATCATCTAAGGATATCTATATAGTAAGAAGAAACAGCAATATTTCTTGGAGTCCTAATATTGATTACTATTGGTGCAAGAGTGGGAGAACGGTAAAATCTTTATTTTATAACGATGTCAAATATGAAAAATACACAAAAGGTTGGAAAGCTTTAATTAATCAATTATTAAGTACCAAAGAAATTGACAGCTTGCCAGTTAATTTACAGGAGGCTTACAAGTTAATTTCAGGCAGTGAAGAGTTTAATAATTTAGTTGTTAAGGATATAAAAAGTGAATATGCACAAGGTAAGTCTTGTATAGTATTTTGTAAAGAAAAGGAGCATATAAATTTATTATATAATCTTTTAGTAGAAGATTGTCCTAGAATACAAAAATACTATGGAGATATGAAAGAAACAAAAGCAGAAATAAAAGCAAAAGCAGAATCAAAAGAAGCATTAATTACATTAGCTACAATATCCATTAGTTGCGAAGGGACTAACGTAAAATCTTGGGAGAGAGGATTTCTTGTATCGTCAGTGGCGAACAAGAAAGATTTAATTCAGATTTTAGGAAGGCTACGAAGAACTAAGGATGGTAAGTCTAATGTATTTTTTTATGATTATAGACATCCTTTAATGACTATAATAAAATCGCATGGATACAAAAGAGATAGTTGGTATAAGGAAATAGGAATTACTAAAATTATTTAAAAAATGCTTGACAAGAATAAAAAAGTGTGATATAATAATTAAACAATTTGAATGGTGGTAGAAAATGAAAGAATGTACAATTACTGATTTCTCTGAGGTTGTTATAGAAGATAAAGAATTTAGAGAACTGGCAGTTCAATATGACCTTTATCGTAAAACAAAATTAGAAGCAGAAAAAAGAGCTAAAGATATCAAGGAACGTATTGAAGAGTATGTTGATAAAAATGGCAAGAAAGATTTAAATGGAAATAGATATATGCCCTTTTTAGATAATAAATATTTAAAACGTGAAGTACGGAAAAGTTATGATATTGTTCCAGAAATGGCAGAAAGTATTTTAAGACGTTATGGAGTATTAGATAAGGTTTTAAAATATGAGCCTTATTATGACATGGAAGAACTAGAGCATTTAATAGCAGATGGTGTAATTCCTATGGAAGCTACAAAGAAAATATTTAAGGAGAAGGTAAGTTATACAACTAAGATACTTGAATTAAAGGACGTGGAAGAAGTTGCCGAGGAAGAAGAAAGATAGACGTGGTAGACCTGCTGGTAAAGTTCTTCAAGGAAAACTATTTAAAATAAATGGAAAAGTGCTTAGATTATATACAAGGTCTAAATTAATTGAGGCATTTAAGTTAGCTGGAATTCCTAGAGGGTCTTTAACATTAAGATTATGGGAAAAGAACGGAATATTGCCGCCAGCATTAATAAGAATAAATAACATTTGTTATTATACCCAACTACAAATAGATACAATAGTTAGGGTCGCATTAGAATGTGGTGTAAGACGAGGTTTTCCTATAGAAGAGACAGGATTTGCTGAAAGAGTTAAAATAGCTTTACAAATAGTAAACGAGCGATTATTTTTACCTGATAAAGAATAGGAGGCATAGTATGGAAGAAACTGTAAAAGTTGGATTGTCAAAAGGAGTAACATTAAATATTGGTAACTATGAAAGTGCTAGATTTGATTTTTGGGAAGAAAGAACTGTTCCATTAGCAGATAAAGAAAAGACTATTGCTGAAATTTCTCAACATATTGATTCTGTAATTGAATCAGAAGTAACTGAACTTGACCGACAACTTAAAAAGGCGAAAAAATGATTATTACTAAAGCCGAAGCAAAGAAATTATTTGGTAAGGGAATAGTTACTTCTGATAAAAGCGGAATAATTAAATCAGAAGAAGATTATAGTAAATTTAAAGTTAATGATTGGATAAAGTATTTTTGCACTAAAGCAGAAAAGCATGGTGTCAAGTATCAAATAGTGCGCTATAAAGATACTTCTGTTATTAAATCTTTAATGTCTAACTATTCATCTCAAGAAATAAAAAATATTATAGATTTTTTATGGGATTCAGATTATCGCTTTAAAAGCGGCGGCAGAGAAAAAGATTTAATGGAATATGGAATTTATCTCTTATCAAATGCTTGGTTAAGTAGCTATTATAATTTAGCAATAAACTATGAAGGACAGGCTTTTAAAAAGCAGAGAGGCTGGGTAGAAGAAAAAGACGGTGGTGTAGAAATTGAGTTCTGAGTTGCCAACAAGAGAAGGAAAAGTAAGAGAATATATAAGTAAAGATGCACTCTATTTAATGGGTATTCCCAGTAGCTATCAAGGTAAGTTTTTAGGGGATTATCATTTTGTAAAGCCTGAATTTAAAGAGATGGTAACACGTTATGTTAATAACCCCCAAGATATGTTAAGAGACTGTATTAATTTATTATTTTTGGGAACTAATGGGGCAGGAAAAACTTTTTTAGCAACTATTATCTTACAAGAATTATATATTAGATACTATTCTGGCTATTATATTACTTTTAGCGAGATTATACGAAAGACTTATAATAAAGAGGATGTCAGTGACATTTATAACTCAGAGTTTTTAGTTATAGATGAATTAGGGGCAGAAGTAAATACTGAGCGGGGTTCAGAGAAAGCTTTATTAGAAAGTGTACTAAAAGCAAGAGATAGAGAAGGAAAACCAACTATTATATGCACTAATTTAAAGAAAGAAGAATTAACAGCTAGATATGGCTATACTGTAGAGAGTATGTTAAATATGTTTATTAAAGCCACTTTTACAACAAAAGATGGCAGAGGTGAAGCATTTAAAAATAAAGAAGCTATTAAAAAGTTGTTAAAGGGGTGATAACATGGAGTTTGCAAAAGATAATTGTATTAATTGTGGTTCAGATTCTGTATTTGCTTATGTAGAAAAAGAACACTTGCCATTGTGTAGGGAGTGTTATGTTTTATATGATAAAGATGAAATTAATGCAGGGCAGTTAAGGGAGAAGAGACGTGAAAAGAGGGCAATTAGCAAATCAATCTCTACCAGTAATAGCCTTTAACCTAGAAAGTTGTTTTTTTAATAAAAAGACTACTTTCTATGATGAACTTTTTAAAGATAAATATGATATTTTAAAAATGCAATATAATCCTCAACATCTTGATACAGTAACGAAAATTTGGAAAAGTGGTAAGTATTCAATACACTTAGTAACATATAAAAATCCTGAGAAATGGAAAGATTTAGAAGGATTTTTATTTGATAAGTATTTATATTTTAATCATTTAGAGTTTATTGAAGGTTTTAAAGAACTAAAGAGATTATGTGAATTAAGATATCTATATTATGTAGATGATGGAGATAAGTTATTTTTACCTAAAAATGCTGTATCAATGGAACAGTTTTTAGGGGTGATGAAATGAGTGTTGAATCAAATTTCATTACAAAGTTACTTGAAACTAAAGATTGGAAAACGGTTTCTGAAAAAAGAATAACTGGAAAGTTATTTAACGCAAATTACAAAAGAGTGTTTAATTTTATATCTGACTTTAAGGTTAATTATGGTGATGTCCCATCTATTGAATCTGTTAAGGCTAGATTCCCTGAATTTGATTTTACAGAATCTGTTCCTGAAAGATTAGACTTTTACTGTGATGAATTAAGGAATAAAGTTAAACATAATTTACTTGTTGATACTTTTAAACAGGTTCAGCAAGATATAAATAATCTTAATACTGATGAAGGTATTAAGAAACTACACAGACTAATACAAAAAGTTGAAGCAGAAATAATACTTACAGAAGCTTGTAAAATTGGTGAAGATACAGAAGAGCGTTTTAAAAGATATGAAGAACGTAAAGTTACAGGTGGTATATCAGGTATTCCAATAGGATTATTGCCTATTGATAAACAACTTGGTGGTGTAAAACCTTTAGACCTTATAACTTTTCTTGGTTATACTGGAACTGGTAAAAGTTGGCTACTGTGTATATGTGCTGTAGCAATGGCAAAGATGGGTTATAAAGTTCTTCTTTTAACAAAAGAAATGTTACCTTCACAATTAATTGACAGAATTGATGCTATTTGGTCAGGAATAAGTTATTCAAGAATTAAAGATGGTCAGCTTACCCCACAGGAAGAAGAAAGATATATTAAGTATCTTAGAGAAGAAGCTCCTAGATATAAAGATAGGTTAGTAGTAGAACTTATTGAAGGTGGTGTTCTTGCTTGTGGGAGTGCTATAGATACTCACAAGCCTGATATTTGCTTAATTGATGGTGGCTATCTCATGGCAGATGATTCAGATGATGATGATTGGAAAGGGATTCTTGATGTATGGCGAGGATTTAAAGCTTTGGCTAGAAATAGGAAAGTTCCAATCATAGCTACATCACAGCTAAAAGGTGAAACAGCTTCTTTAAGCTCCGTTTCTTTTGCTAAAGCAATAGCACAAGAAGCTGATGCAGTTTTCGGCTTAGAGCAGGATAAAACCGATAGAGCAGAAAAAGAAATTAAAATAGTAACTTTAAAAGTTCGTGATGGTGAATGGAAACCGCCTTTTAAAATGAGTTGGGATTTTGCAGAAATGAAGCATGATTTGCTATATGTAGAAGAAGAAAAACAAAGAACACCAATAAAGGTAGCAACAATAAAAAGGATTGAGTAGTATGACTATCGAAGAATTACAAACAGTATGTGAATTATTAGATTTACATAAAGTTAAAGTCAGAGGAACTGACATAATGGCATCTTGTCCTTTTCATGAAGATAAAAGACCTTCATTTGGTTTAAGTAGTGAAAAAGAAGTATGGCATTGTTTTAGTTGTAATCGTAGTGGAACAATAACAGACCTTGTAGCAGATATTAAGGATATTTCTATCGAAGAAGCAAGAATTTTACTTGCTACAGTTATAGAGGACAAGAAAAATAAAGTTGAAGAAATTCCTTTAAGAAGATATGAAGATATTCCTGAAACAGCTATTAGGTGTGAAATGCCTTATGAATCTTTGGCTATTTATCGTAGTGGAAATATAGTACACCCTTATTTTACAAAAAGGGGTTTTACAGCAGATGACCAAGAAAGATTTCTATTTGGCTGGGATTCTGAGAAGAAACGTGTAACAGTTCCTGTATTTTGGGCAGATGGTAAACTTTGTGGGTTTATAGGAAGAGCCGTGTTGAATGAAAAAACGCCTGAATATAAACTTATTTATGGTAATATGCCAAAGTATTATGTATATGATGGATTCCCAAGAGCAGGGATATTATTTCCACTAAATTTATTTGAACCAATCAATAATACTGTCATTTTAGTTGAAGGATTGCTAGATGCTTTATGGTTACATAAGCACGGATTTAAAAATGCTTTAGCCATATTAACATCAGGTATTTCACAAGCTCAAATTTCACTTCTGAGGGGTTTTAATATTCAACGAGTAATATTATGCCTAGACAATGATAAAGCTGGTCAGAGCGGCTGTAAACGCATATATGACCTATGTTTGAAAGACTATGTATTTAGTTCTGTAAAGTATCCAGAAGGATGCAAAGATGTTCAAGATATGACAAAAGAACAGTTAATTGAAATGTTTAATAATTTAGAAGTATATCCAAAAGTAGAGTTAAGAAAAATTGAATAGGAGATTAAAGAATGAATGTATTTAAAAGAGGATTTGAAGCTAGAGAAGAAGAAGTTAAAACAAAAAAGAGTGGTTTTTTGAAAGATTATTTTTTGACTGCAAAAGATAATCCTGATGCCCCAATAAGATTTTTGACAGATGAGCCTGTTTCTTTTTGGGGGCATAATGTACAAGAGGGTAATAGATTTGTTACTTATGCTTGCACTTGTGAACCTGACTGTCCTTTGTGTCAATCAGGCGCACCAAGAAGTTATAAATCAGCCTTTTTAGTAGCAGATGGTAGACATCAAAGCTATGTGAATAAGAAAGGTGAAAAAGTTGAATATGATTTAGCTGTATCTGTGTTGTTGCGTGGCAATGATGTAGGGATTATTGAGCGTAATAAACAACGTTATGGCTTGTTAAATAGTCCTTTTTATGCTACACGAATGGGTGTAAAACCAGCAATTACATATCTATTTGATAAAGCAGGTGAAGAAATCTTTGAGCGTTATCCATACCTTGATAGAGATGTTTTTGCTGTTGGTGAGCTTAATGAGGATGCAAAACAGAAAATTAAAGAACTGCTTCCTGATTCTTGTAAAGATTTGAGTTATTATGAAGTTATTGAAACTAAGTTTCCTTTTTATGGGCAAGGAAAATCTGATACTTTTTTTGACACAACAGAATTTTTAGAACCTATTACAAAAGAATCTTCACTTAGAAACGTTGCTAGAAGCATTATTAGGGAAGTGGATTAATGATAAATTGGACACAAAAAAAGCTTAATAATTGTTTGAAGCACTGGCAGAAAGTTTTGGGATTAGAGAATTGGCGCATTAAGGTTCAGTTTGCAGACCCAAGAGATATTGAAGATTTTTTAGGTTATAAAGCTTGCGCTTGTATTTCTATCAGTCCAACTATGGAAAACGCAGTAATTAAAATAGGCTATCAAAATTTTTATGACCAAGATGATATAGATTTGTATGGCACAGATGATATTGAGTTTAGTTTAATACATGAATTGCTACATATTTATTTTCAGGGTTTAGATTTAGATAAGGAAGAAAAAACACAGCTAACTTTAGAAACAATTATTAACAGAATGTGTAGGGCGTTGTTAGTAAGTGGGAGAACTGAACATGAAACAGAATCCAATAGCTGATAGGCAAACATTAATTGCAAAAATTGCAGAACAAAATAACCTTACGCAAGGCAAAGCGGACGAAGTTATAAAAATGTTCTGTAAAGGAGTAGAGGGCGTTTTAGAAAATGGTTATCAAGGTTTAATATTACCTAGATACTTTTCTTTAGTAGCAAGAGAGCAAGATATTAAAACGTCTTATAATATTCATACAAAAACATTCCAAGACAGAAAGCCTTTTAATAGGTTTGTCTTTAAGCCTAGCAAGAAGTGGAAGAAACTGATAAATAGAGGTGATTAATTGTTTCATCAAAAATTCTTCAAATTAACAATATTAAACAGAGATAATCTTGATAGATTTTTTGACGAGTATGCAAGAGCTAAACAGATTTTCTTTGACTTTGAAACCTCTGGATTGAGTACAAGGTATATTGGTAGAGATTATGCAGTAGGTTTAACTGTTGCTTTTGAGGATGCCATTAGTAAAGAAGTTTACTACGCACCGTTTAGGCATTGCTTTGAAGGTGTCTATAACCCAGAGGGTCGTTTTGATTACAGACAAACAGGAGCATTTGATGATGCTAAGAATTTTCCTGATTTTCAGCCAGAGAAGTTTTTTGGTGAGTATTATAATATTGATATTGTAGAATTTATGAAACGATTGAAACCTTTAATGGAAAATGGTGGGAAAGAGTATATCGCCCACCATATTTCTTTCGATTTACATTCATTCGCAAATGAAGGTATTGATATAGTAAAAGTATTTGAAACTAATACTTTTACAGATACTCAAGTTGCTGTTCATACTCTTGATGAAGAGCAAGAAAAAAACTTAGAAGCTGTTACAGAAATGATATTTAAGGTAAAAAAATCGCATTATAAAGATACTATAATGACAGTTACCAAAGAAGAGAAAAAAGAATTAGGACTAGCTTCAAATAGTAATGCTTGTTTTCAACACGTTCAAATTCCAATAGGAGCACAGTATTCAGCAGAAGATGTATATTTTATGAAAGAAATGTATAATCCTATTTTAAATGCACTTAAAGAAGATGGCGGTTATGAATATTTTAGAGATGTTCGTATGCCATATATGAAAGTGTTATGGAAAATGGAAAGAAACGGAATACGTATAGATGAAAAGAAACTAGATAGTATGACTAAACTAGCACTTGAAAAGTTAGATGAATTAAAATATAAGATTTATGAAATTGTTGGAGTAGAATTTAATATAAATAGTGGACAACAATTATATGAAATCTTGTATGGCTTTAAAAAGAAGCTTAAAGATAGAAAAACTGGTGAGTATAAAGAATCATTTAATGAAAAATTAGTTAAGTTAAATTTTGGATATAAACCAGTAAATTGGACAGATGGTGGAAAAAATCGAGATAAAATATTACAAACTCCTAAAACTGATAAAGATGCTATCAAAAAATTATTAAGACAGGAAAGTAAAAGAGAGGGCGGTCAAGAGTTATTAAAACTCTTACAAGACTTCTTTAAACTTACTAAACTTTATACTGCTTTTATGGTAGGTATAAAAGAGCAAATATATTGTGATGGTAAAGTACATCCTAGTTTTAACCAAAACGGAACAACAAGTCATAGATTAAGTTGTTCTGAACCGAACTAAGTTGTTGGTTCGCTGAGTTGGAAACTCTCAGAAAATAACTCCTTGAACTCGGTGAAACCCCTTCAATTAATTGGGCAATACCGAACCAAGTTTAGTAGGGATACTAAAAAGGTGTAACGACTAGGTAAAGTAGGCTAGAACAGTTGAAATACCCAAGAGCGGGGAGACCTAAACCTTAATGGCATGGATAAGATATAGTCTGAACTATACTCGATGATAAAGGTATAGAAGCAAAAATAAAGAGTTTTGCGATAACATAATGTTCAACAGTTACCTAAACCGCTTGAAGAGCCAAAAGAGGGAGAAGATAGGAGTTACTATGACTTTTGGATTCAATTTGAAATAAGAAGCTTAATGATAGCTGATAGTGAAGATGAAGTTATAGTAGCAGCCGATTTTCATGCTTTGGAGAAGTTTTTAACAGCGCATTTTTCAAGAGACCCTTTGCTTTTAAAAATGTTGACTGAAAAACTTGACCCACATGGAACTGTAGCAACTATTATATTTCCTGAGTTGGCAGGAGCAGACCCTAACTCAATTAAGAAAATTGCTCCACATAAACGTCAAGTAGGTAAAACTGTAGGCTTTGCTGTAGATTATGGCGGCACAAAAATGGCAGTTGCAAGGAATCTTGAAATTGATGAAAAGACCGCCCAAGAATATATTGATAGATATTTTGAAGGTTTTGCAGGGTTAAAGAAATATGATAATGACTTGATTAAGTTTGCAAGAAAGAACGGTTATATAGAAACCTTAATCAAAGGACACAAACGTCATTTGTGGGGAATAAACGCAAAAGATGGAAGAACACGTTCTTATTATGAAAGATTGACAGTAAACTCAAAGAGTCAAGCAAGTGGTGCAGATGTAACCTCTTTAGCACAGATAGACGTAGATAATGATATTATCTTAAAATCTATAGGAGCAAAACAGTTGTCTAACGTCCACGATAAACCTTTGTCAAATAACTTGTCGTGGTTAAACTTCTTGATATGCTGGAACGCAAAAATGTAATACTACCAAAGTGTGAAAATGTATTACATATTATACTAATGTATATGTAGCCAATCAGCAGGGAGGAAATAGTAATGAATAATGAATTATATCAATTATGCTTATCTTTAAAAATTGGAGATGGTTGTTATGTTTCACAAAGTTCTACCACAAAGAACTTTCATATGTCAACAAGAAGCATAAACAAGGATTACTTAGATTACAAAAGAAACATTTTTACAAAAAATGATATACTCACTAAAGATATTGTTTGTACCTCTGGGTATAAAAAAGGAAGTATTATTTATGGGTTTAGCACTAGAGTTGAGCCTATAATATCTGTAGTTGGGAATATGTCAAAAATAGAAATATTAGATAGTTTAGATATCTTAGGGTTAATTCTCTATTATTTAGATGATGGTTCACTACATAAGAATAAACATTTTATGCACTTATACTGCAATTCATTTAATTCATTAGAGGTAGAAAAGTTAATAGAGATACTTTATAATTTTTTCCCACAAAAAAGATGCCCTGTTAGATATGATAAAAAGAAAGATGGTAGAGTATTTCCTTATATTTATATTCCTGTTTGTGTTGCTAAAGAATTTAGTAAATTAGTTTATGATTTTTTAGTAAGAAATAATATTAATTCATTATTATACAAAACTATTTCACCCTCACAGACTATCGAAAACATAGGATAATAGGAACTGTACATTACTATTATTTGAGAAGTGAGTAGAGTACGGCTTTGTTGAAATACAAAGTGGGTTGACAGCCTTAAATGGAAGCAAGAAGGTATAGTACAGATACATAATATAGTCGAGTGCACTTTCAAGTGTACGGTATGGAGATTATTTTAAGTGTTCCAAAGAAATTTGTAGAGTTATGCAAAGAGCGGTTAGTATATCATATGGAGCATTGTTTGCCTGAAAGGGGAATTAATTTAGTTATTCCTTTAGAAGCAACAGTAGACTCTGGTAATACTTACGCAGATGCAAAATAATGCTTGACAAATAGTAAATTTTGTGGTATAATAAGCTAGTAGAACAAGGAGGATAAAAATGAATAAAGTAGATACAATAGTAAGAGAAGATAGTAAAGTTATTGGAGTTAATTTGAAATTTATGAATCCTGAAAATCTTAAAGAGTTAATAGAACAACAAGAAGCTTTAATAAAGCACTTAGCAGTGGTTATAAAATCTTTGCAAAGCAAGTTAGATTCTTATACTGAACAATCCGAATCGTCAGAAGATATGCCTGTTGAAAATACCGTAATGGGACGATTGCTAAATAATACTCGAGAATTAGCAGGTCTTATTGCTAATTTAAATATGGTAAACGAAAGAACAGAAATTAGATTAGGTGATATTACAATATATTAAGGGGTGATAATTTGCCTGATATAAAAGAATTAATAAGAACAATAAATAAGGCTCATGGCAAAAACGCTATAAGATTAGGAACAAATATAAAGGAACAAATGTCCTTTAAGATTCCAACAGGAAGCGTTGTGCTTGACTTTGTTATTGGTGGGGGTATTCCCTCGGGAAGATTAGTAACAGTGGCTGGGGCTTATTCTACAGGCAAATCTTTATTAGCCTATAAGATGATAGCTAATGTGCAGAAAATGCACAAGAAAATAGTAACAGTTGGCGGGGAAGATATTGAAGTAGTAGCAGAAGATGGAGATATTCCGCTTAAAGCGGCACTAATACAAACAGAACAAGGAAGTTTCACAAAAGAATGGGCAGAACAAATGGGGATTGATTTAGACGAACTTTTATTTGCTCAACCCGAAGGAATGGAAGAAGCTTTAGATATAGCAATAGCTTGTCAAAGAGCGGGAGTAGAATTGATTGTTATTGATTCTTATGCTTCTTTAATCCCTACAAAAATTTTAATGAGTGATTTTGATGAAACAACTCAAATGGGAATCAAGGCTAAAATGTTAGGTGAATATCATAATAAGATACAGAACTTTAACAATAGGCTTGAAAGAGAAGGGAAACTTCCTTCAACTATTATAGCAATTAACCAGCTACGTGAGAAAATTGGCGTAATGTATGGAAGTTGAACTAAGGTGAATTTCACTAAGAAGTTTGGGCTTCCCTGTAGGGCGACTTACAGAAAATAACCTTGTGAACGCAGAATGCGGTGTTACTTTTAAGTAGCTAACGGTAAATGGCAAGAATACCGTGCCAAGTTAAATCGGGTGTAGAGACTATCGAAAGCATAGCTATAAAGCGTTATTGTTAGTTTTATAGTAAAGAAGTGAGTAGAGTAGGTTTAAGGTGAAACTCCTTATTCCGAAGCGCAAGGCACTCTTAACAGAGAGTTGAAGATATAGTCCAAAGCAGAAATGCTTTGCCAGAGTATATTACAGGTGGACGAAGTACAGGTTACACAAATTCAGTAGAACTTAGATTAAGAATGGGTGATACCATTACAGTAGGTAGTGGAGAGTCTAAACGTATAGTTGGCAAAACAATTAAGTTTAGAATTGAAAAAAATAAGGCTGGAATCCCCTATGGGACAGGCGAATATGATATTTACACAGATGATTGTGAATTAACTAGAGGTAGTATTGATAACGGTAAGGGTCTTATAATGTTGGCAGTTTACTTAGATGTGATTGAACGCAGAGGCGGTTGGTATTACTTTGAAGGTGAACAGTTAGCACAAGGTCAAGATAATCTTGTTAAATTGTTACGTTCTGATACAGACTTATTTGAAAAAATAAAAACAAAGGTGTATGAATGTAATGAGCAGTTTTAATAGGGGTTATAATGAATATCTATACGAACTGTTACTTAAACGTGGTTATTACATGGCTAATTGTCTAAGCTGTAGGTATTATGATAAAGGCTGCACTAATGATAATGTAGCAGATTTTGATATGGCTAAAGATGGTGACAGAGTTTATTGTACCTTTTGGCTACCACCAAAAGTTTTTGGAGGGTTTGAATAATGGCAAGAAAAGGAACAACAAAACATTTAAGTGAAAAGCAGGAAAAATCTGTAGCAGAATCAATGGGCGGTAAAACAGTTATAGCCAGTGGTGCTTTATGGGGTTGTAAAGGAGACGTTAGGACTTCAAAATATCTTATAGAGTGTAAGACTACCGAGAAGGACAGTTATAAATTAGAGCAAAAAATTCTTGCTAAGATTGCAAGAGAAGCAATTAAAGATAGTTTAAGGACTCCCTTATTAGTTGTTGATATAATGAACAATAGGTTTGTAGCTTTCAGAACAAAGGATTGTACATTGAAAGGTTCATTGATATTTAAGCTATTTAATATTAAAGTTGTAGATACTTTAGTAAAAAATAGGTCTATAACAATGGATTATAAGTTATACTTAAAACCGCTTATAAAAAGCGGTGAAGGGTTAGCCTTTAGTGTACACAATTATAGATTAGTTCCTGAAACTTGGATTTTGGTATCAGAAGAATCATTTTTAAAAAATGAGAAAGTTTTATATGAGGTTATGTAATGAAGCGGTTTAAATTAAAGGGGTCAGCAGATAGTTTAATGTCTATATTAAAAGGTTCTAATAGTCCTGTATTAACCGCTTTAGACACCTATCTTCTTAGAATCAAAGATGATAAGGGAAGAAATCATGGGCTAAATAGTCCTAGTAGTATTGGTAAGTGTCCACGCTCAATATATTATGGAAGAAAAGGTATAGTGGGCAATAAATCTGTAATAAAGCCTAGAACAAGAAGAGTGTTTCAAAATGGGCATGATGTACACAATAGGATTCAAAGATGTTTAAAAGCCGAAGGAATTCTTTTAATAGATGAGCCACCAGTATTTAATATTGAGTTAGAGATATTAGGAAATGCAGATGGGCTTATAGTATTAAGTGGTAGACTTGCAGTATTGGAGATAAAATCAATCAATCACTGTGAGTATACCGCTTTATTAGAGCCAAAGCCTGAGCATTTAAGGCAAGCTTCTACTTATATGTATTGCTTTGAAAAAATTAGACAATATATATTAGCAGGGCATGATATAGATACTCTTAGCCAAACTTACAAGAAGTCCTTAGATAAATCTTTATCATTAAAGGAAAAGAATGAACGGCATAAAAACTTTGAAAAAATGATAGAAGTAATCATAAAATTTTTAGATAAACCTATTGATAGTATTGATTTTATTTATGAGAACAAAAATACACAAGAAATAAAAGAATTTATTGTAGATTGGGATTCAGACATAATAAATGAGATTGAAACTACTTATAGATATCTAAATGAGTGCGTTGCAAATAATGCTATACCTGATAGACCTGATGGTAGTACAAAGAGCGGTAGTTGTAGAAGTTGTATATTTAAAAGGGAGTGTTGGGATGTTTAAAAACCTATTAGATGTTGTAGGAGAACTGTTTTATTATATTGGAATATTAATTGGAGTATTTATTGTATCTGTTGCATTGGTTGCAGTAACATTGTGTCTTTGTGTAATTCCGTGGTTACTTTATACTTATGTCTTTGTCAGTATGTCTCCTGTAATAGTAGGAGTATTTTTAGCCACATACTTTATTATTTTAATTGCAAGTGTCAGCAATTATTTTGATGGCAAGAAAAATAGTTTGATATCAAGAATAAAATGAAAATTTGGCAATTATTTAAAGAGTATGCTTGGATTCTCTGTATTGCATTAAGTATTGTGTGTTATTATTTATACACGCAGACTCCTAAAACAATTTATATTCAAACTCCGTCTATTAATATAGATGAAAATATAACTGATAAAGAGATAAAAAAGCCTAATGTATCTTTTAACACATCGGTTAATAGTAGTACAGAAATAACAGCAGTCGAAAAAGAAAATATTAATGATGCAGATTTAGTAGTTAAAGATAATTATAAATTTAAGGCTAACATAAATGGAAAAGAAGTAGAAATTGTTCCACAAGGTAAAGAAAGCTTTGAGTTTAAAAAAGACTCAGTTAATATTACTAGAGATGTAGAGATTGAGTATAAAATTAAAACTACAACATTACAGCCGCATTTTGGATTAGGTATAGGTATAGATACTAAAGGAAATCCTGCAATGAGTACAAATATTAAGTTAAAGAAAGCTCCTATCTATTTTTGGGGAGCCTCTAATTTTAAAGATTCACATATGATAGGGGTAGGAATATATGGAAACTTTAATTGATAAAGTTGAAAATCAACTCCTAGTTGAAGGTGTAGAAGCTTTTGGAAATGAAAACATTGTAAAAAATTACCTAAAACTTCCTAAGCACTTAGATGAATTACCTGCCTCAGAAGTTGGTAGATATCTACACGCTGCTATTCAACAAAGAATGTATGTTAGAACTTTAATATCAAGAACAAGGGCGTATTTAAGAGAAGCAGAGAAAGATTTAAGTGTTGAAAAAGCTAGGCTTTATAGGGAACTTCCAGTAAAATTAAGTTTAACAGAAAAAGAACTAAGGCTAAGAGAAGAACCAACAGCTAAAGAAAAGTTTGATACTATATTATATTATCAAGAAAGACTTGATTATCTAAAAGATGTATTAGAAAGTTTAGAGGATTTCAAGTTTAATGTAAGTAGGGAGTTATCAAGACGTGGAGTAGACTTTAAAGATACTATTAGGGATGCAAGAGTTGGTGTAGAGTGAAACGGTTAGATTTAATGTTAGAGCGGTTAGAAATGCTAAAGAAATATGAACCAACTTCTGATGAAATCCCTGAATTAGAAAAGAAAATAAAAAATAGTAAAAGAGGAAGGTCAAGCAAAAGGAAAGGAGCAACTTATGAATCTAATATAAGAAAGCTTTTGGGCGAAAGATTTCCTGAATTAGATTTCTCAAGAGTTCCTTCTAGTGGTGGCTTTCAAAAATCATCAAATAATAATTTGTTAAGAGGGGATATAGTCAATCTTAATGAAGAGTTTGATTTTGATTTACATTTGGAATTAAAGAATCAAAATAGAGTACAAATTCATACATGGTATAAACAAGCTGAAAGTGATTGCGTGGATGGGAAAATTCCTATTGTAATAATGCATAGACCTCAAGAAAATTTAGAAGGTAAGAGAATCACCAAAGCAGATGACTTTGTATTTTTAAAGTTATCAGACTTTTTAAAGATAGTTGATGATAAAAAAATAATTAAAAAATCTATTGACAAATCTTAAAAAGTATGATATAATAATGTTTGTAATAATTATAAAAAGCCTTTGGGCATAATGAAAAGAGGAATAGTGAATGGAAAAAACAGCTTTGTTTAAAGTATCTTCAACAAGCAATGCAAAAAGCGTTGCAGGTTCAATTAGTCATACATTGAAAGGTGATGGCGATACTGCGCCGAAAAATGTAGTTCTTCAAGCAATCGGAGCTAATTGAGTTGGCTCCCATCTAGGTGACTAGATGACAACAAGCGGGAAAGAAATCGGGAAGGCTGAGATGCTAATCCGAATGGAAGGGTAAGTTTAAAAGCTTATTCACATACAGAGCGTAGGCAGTGAACCTCATAAAGAGAATATAATCTGCCCAAGAGTCCCCGCCGCTTATAGAGAGGAAATAATGAGTGCCAATAAAGATTTAAAAAACGTAATTACAAAAGAATTATTAGAAAGAGAATACATTCTTAAAGGAAGAACAGCTAAAGATTTAGGACAAGAATTTGGTTGCTCCCATGCAAACATTTTAGCTTATGTTAAAAAGTTTGGATTACAGAGAGGGCAAGCTATAAAAAGAAACAAAAATGTTTCTAAACTAACTTTAGAGTTTTTAATCGAAGAGTATGTAAACCAAGAAAAGTGTGTTAATCAAATAGCACAAGAGGTTGGTTGTCATAATAGCCATGTTTCAAAAGCTTTACAAAGCTTTGGTATAAAGATTAAAGACAGAAGAAATCTTCCAGTAGGAGAAGCTAATAATTTATTTAGATATGGCGTTTGTTTAAGTCATGGTTATTTAAAGGTAAGAATGCCTAATCATAGATTAGCGGATAGTAGAGGTTATGTATTTTTACATATACTATTAGCTGAATATTATTTTGAGCATACTTTATTAGAGAATGAAGTTGTTCACCATATTAATGGGGATAAGCTTGATAATCGTAAAGAGAATTTACAGATTATGAATAAAAAAGACCATGATAGATACCATACAAAATTACGTTGGAAATTGGGCAATTTCCGTAGTCTATAAGATGAAAATGTACGCCGAACTTACAGGAAACGAACTGTAAGAACTAGAGGATAAAAAGCCACTAGGATAACAAATTGAGCGCAATTAATCAAACGTGCAAAGCTATTGCAATTTCAAGAGGACACTTGGCTACTGCTGGGTATGATGTAGTTGTTAGAATTGGTTTTGACGTAGCACAGATTGATAATGAAGAACGGACAATGATGAAGTTCTTTGTATCATTAGTATAACTTTGACTAAAGTATAAAAATCTAGCCCACCAACTATAAGGTGGGCTTTAATTTTAAGGAGGTTACTATGAGAGATATATTAACAGTAGGAATCAATGGAAGTTTTGAAGCGGCACATAAATTAAATGTAGAAACACCTTATAATAAAAAATGTACAGAATCTTTACATGGGCATCACTTTAAATATACAATTTATCTGCAAGGAAAAATTAAAGCTGATACAGGAATGGTTATAGATTTTGGAGAGGTTAAAGAGTTAATTATTAAAGAGTTAGAATTTTTATATGACCATAAAAATCTTAATAATATTTTCTTTAATCCTACAGCAGAGATATTAATTCTTTCTATTGTAAATCGTGTTGAGAATCTAATAGATTTTAATAACTTAGATATTACATTAACAAAGGTAGAGTTATCAGAGACAGAAAATAATAAGGTAATTTGGGAGAGAAGTTAAGTGTATATTTCAGAAATATTTGAAAGTATACAGGGGGAAGGAAAGTTTACTGGCAGACCAACAACTTTTATTAGATTATTTGGTTGTAACTATGCAAATAAGGAATACTCTAAAGATAGAAGATGTCATCCTTGTAAATATTGTGACGAACGAGAATCTTTTGAAGGTAAGCGAACAAAAATGCACTTAGGTTTAATTATAGATAAAGTAAATGCTTTAAACAATAAGTACGTTTGTGTGACTGGTGGAGAGCCTTTAATACAAGAAGAAACAATGCCATTAGTTTATGAGTTATTATATAATGATTATATAGTAACAATAGAAACCAATGGTTCAATTCCCATAGAACAGTGTGCTTATAAAAGAAGTTATTCTTATTGTATGGATATAAAATTAAGCAATAGTAGAGGAGTTTTACACCCTGATATTAATTGCTATGAAAATTTAGGAGTATTAAAGTCTCAAGATGAAGTTAAGTTTGTTATTAGTTCTAGGTCTGATTATGAAGAGGCAAAAACAATATTAAATAATTATCCTACAAAAGCAGAGATAATATTTTCACCTGTAAATGGGGATATTGTTTTAGCAAAAGATATAGGTGATTGGTTAATTGAAGAGAAGTATCCTGCAAGAATAGGACTACAACTTCATAGGTTAATGAAAATTAAATAAAGTTAAAATATCTATTGACAAAAAGGGAATTTTATGGTATAATAGGAGTATAATATGAAAGTAAAAAATGTTAGAATTTATGGATTGGAAAGTGCCTTAATGGCATCTGGCTATCCTATGCGAACAAGCATTTATACCAATGAAGAGTTTGATTTAGAAGAGTCTAAATTAAAAAAAGCTATTGAGCTTGGGGCATCTTCTACGCATATAAATAGAGGGGTTAGATTAGGCAATGCACCACTTGGTTCTGGACACAGTACCTTATTGCAGGGTGTTATTGTCCAATTTGACGTTGATTTCACAAATAAAGTATGGGTTGAGGCGGAAAGGTATCATTTCTTAGATTTTGTATCTAGTATGTCTACAATGCATAGATTATCACAAATAGATTTAGATAATCAATATATAGAATGGGTTGATAGTAGAATTATAGAGATTATGAAAGAGTTACAGAAGAATTATTTAGAGGATGGCTCTAAAGAAAATTTCTATAAGTTACTTTATTCTAATCCTGCTGGCATGAAACTTCCTGCTAGAATGACTACTAACTATGCTCAATTAAAGACTATTTATTTTCAAAGAAAAACTCATAGATTAGATGAGTGGAAAGAATTTTGTAAATGGATAGAAACACTTCCTCTTTTTAAGGAGTTGTGTTTAAAAGGAGAATAAGTTATGCAAGAAAGTTCATTTAGCTTATCAGGCGTTCAAATGACAAGAAACTATGTATCAGCTATTATTGAAGGTTCAGGAATTTATTCCTATGATACATATAGCGGGCAGAAGCAACAAATTGGTGTTACTAATGAGTGTTATACTCAACTGCAAAATACAGCTAGAGAAGCTACAGATAAAGCAGAAGAGTATTATAACAAGTTAGTAGAAGTAGGGGTTATAGTTCCACCTAAAACCCCTGAACAGACAATAGCTGAATTGACAGCTATGATTGGTGAATTAAGAAATGAAATTCGAGAGATGAAAGAAAACAAAGTGGAGGTAACAAGAAATGAATCTCCTAAGTATTCTGAGAGCATTGGGGCTAAAGATATCGCCCCAAGTAGAACAAGCTATAACAAAGGCACAGGAAATAGCAAATAACTATGGTAACTCTAAAGAAGGTTTTATTAAAGCGGTAAATGATAATGGTGGTTTACCGTCATTACAAAAAGCAATGAAAACATTGGATGACCATAAAGTAGCAAGTGTACTAACTGCTTTGGGCTATATGAATTGGGGCTTTATCATTCTCATTTTCTTATTCTTCATGATTTTTGGAGGATGGGGAAACGGCGGTTTGTTTGGCGGCAGAGGCGGCTGTGAGAATGGTTGCGGTGTAGTATCTAATTGTCAAGTTGAAAAACAGGAGATTATTGATACCGCAAGAACTCAATACATGATTGAAAATACTGCAAAACAAACTCAAGAACAAGCAATGGCTGGCTTTGCGGCACTTGGGACTAAAATTGATTTCTATGAATATCAAAATTTGCGTGACCAACTGGCACAAGAAAGAACTAAAAATGTTGTTCTTGAAAATCGTGTCTATAGTGATGCTAAATTTAATACTCTGGAAAGACAGAATGAAGCTATGTTTGGCATCTTGAAGAGTGAGATTGCTGAATTGAGCTGCAATGTTCCGAAACGTCCTCCGTATTTTGCGCAGGGCTATGTAGCTTGTGGGACTCCGATTCCCGCTGGTTGCTGCAACTAATATTTGAAGTTCCGCTTATGCGTGATTGAAGGGGTAGGCGGTTGCCTACCTCTTTTATTTATAAGGAGGCATCTATTATGATGTGTAATTGTGAATGTGTTAGTTTTTTAGCTTCGACTTCTGTAACTGCTTCTGCTACTGATGTAACTGTTGTTGTTCCTTCAAAAACTATCTATAATAATCAATGTGAAAAGTTATTGATTCAGCAAGCAATTCCAACTGGTACTTCTGGAACTACTGTTCCTGTTTTGCTTGAGATTGGAGATACTACTTTACAAGTTGTAGACCGTTGTGGTAATGCAGTATTTTGTGACCAACTAAGACCAAGAAGAATTTATGATATTAGAATTCATACAGCTTCTAAGTTAGCTACTGTACTTTGCAGATTACCTAGTTGCACTACTGGAGCTAATCCAGTTTTGAATCCTCCTACAGCTCCTACTCCTCCAGCTAATTAATAAGTAGGTGATATTATGAGAGTTGACTTAGCATCTTTAGCATTAGGATTTGGTATAGGTTATTTAGCTTTAACTGAATCAGGAAGAAAACAAGCGATTAAAATAAGTAATCAAGGTGGAGAAATACTTAATAAATTAGCTGACAAGTATGTTGGTGAACCAATTAGTAAGGTTTTAGGAGGGGTAGAAAATGTCGCAACTGAAAAAGTCGCTGATGGAACTGACAAAGAAGAAAAACTGGACTGATGATTTAGTTAATATTATGAAATGTAGATTAAAATACTCAGGGCATGATTTAAAAGAAGCTTATGAAGAAATAGAAGATGACGTTTACGTCTGTGTGAATGGTGAACATTTAAATGAGGACTTAGCAGTAAAAGCTGTTAGTGAGATGGTAAGTGGAAATGGTACAGCAGGTGAAAAATGGAGCAAGGAAAAGACTGATGAAGTTGCTAGGTCTCTCGGCATTACCGAACACCTTTGGGATTTTTACTATGTTATCAATATGTGTTATAGCGATTACAACACAATTATGGGCGATAACGCTGAGATGGCGGGTAAAATGGCTAAAGCTTTTATCGAAGATGTAGATGTTCCAGAAGGTAAGGTATATAGATATTATAAATATGTAGTTAAAGATGAGTAATCAACAAAATAATTTAATAGATATGCTTGGGGCTATCGGTGATTTACTAGGCATATTAAACTATATAGAGAATTTACAACAAACAAAAAATGATGCTATAATGAAAGAGTTAAGAAAGCAGGATAGTATTTATTTTGAAAAAATTCTCGCTAATCAGGCAAGAATTGAAGAAAAGTTAGATAAATTACTTGACAATAAAGAATAATCATGGTATAATAGAGGTGTAGTTAAGAGCTACGCCTCTATTTTATTAATAAGGAGCAACAGACATGGAATATAAATTAAAAAAGCCTTACACAGATTTTGAAACATTTATAGGAAAAATAATTTATTGTTCTCGATATGACTTTGAAGATGAGTTGCCGCACCTTAAATTTAAAATTATAAAGTCTGAGTTGTTTGCTAATCTGGTGTATCTAATTTTTGCTCAGCCTTATCTTAAAGTGGTAGTATTTAAAGATTTAGTTGATGAAATGTTTGAAAAGGTGGGTGAGCAATGGGAGTAAATGCATATTGTGTAAAGGATAATATAAGAGCTGATTATTTGTACGCTGTTACAACTATAGGTGAATTTCGTGTTGCTCTTGAAATTATATCCCAAAAGGTTTATTGCCTTATTTATTATAGAAGTGATTCTTGTATATATTTGATAGCTTACCTTAAAAATAATAAAAACTTTTTGTTTGGTATAAGTAAGGAAATGTTTCATAAGATTTTCAGAAATGTTAATGAAGTAGGTGGGTGGGAATAATGAATTATCACATAAAGGAAGGTGTAACTGTTGGTCAGTTATATTATAGTTCTCCTTTAAGCATAGATGAAGCTTTTGATATTGTGTATAACAATCTTGTTTGCTCTATTTACGATACAAATGAGGTAGGAGTAAGTTTAATCTATATTTCTGGTGACGTATCTGTTAGTTTTTCCATAACTAAAGAAGTATTTTCAAAACTTTTTGAACGCATTGAGGATAAGGAGTGGGAATAATGAGATATTGTTTAAAAAGTAATATATCTATTGATGATTTATATATCGCTTCTACTTTAAGCTATGGAATGAGTAGAAGGCTTAAAGAGGGAAAATTTAAGTGTCAAATTCTTGAACAGATTGGTAAATACAAATACTGTGCATATAACTACAAAGGGGAAACTTACGGTTTTAGAGTAAATAATGAAGTATTTAGAAGAATATTTAAGCCTACTGTAAACGAGGATTGGGAATAATGTATAAATTTAAAGGAAATGTAAGTTTATATGATATACTGTTTGCAACAAATTTAGATGAACCTATATATGTTTTTTTAAAAATTAAAGGGGATAAAGCTGTTATTTCTATGGATGATAAGGATTTAGGGGTTATAGAGCTACGATTTATAAATACTGGTGTGTATGTTCGTATTTTAAGAAGAGCGTTTAAAAGAATATTTGAAGAAGAATATGGAGGTTGGGAGTAATTGGATTTAGTGCACAGAATTGTGGCAGTAGACTTTGATGGAACTCTTTGCGAGAATTGTTTTCCTGATTGTGGTAAAGAGATAAAAGTTAATTACAAATTAAAAAACGGTGAGATTATAAGTGTTACTCTTATTGATATTTTAAGATTTTTGCAGGTAAATGGTCATCAGTTAATTTTATTTACCTGTAGGCAGGGAGAAGCATTAATAAATGCTGTAAAGTGGTGTAAGGAGCGGCATTTAGAATTTGATGCTGTTAATGATGATGTAGAAGCTACTTATTTATGGTATGCTCCTACTGAGCAAGATAAAGCTAATCTGTCAGCTAAAAGAAAGATATTCGCTCATGTTTATATTGATGATAGAAATTTAGGAGTTTCAAAGGTATTTAAGAATGGAATAACTCTTGATGATGAGCTTATAAGTGAGCTTGGTATTCCCTTTGGTGAAGGTGAAAAGTTTATGAAAAAGGTGGTGAGTTTGTATGCGTAAAATTGTAGTTGCAGGGTCAAGAACATTTGACGATTATAGATTGTTATGTGATGTTTTAGATTTTCATATTAATGGTGAAAAGGAAATTATTATCATTAGTGGGGGAGCTAAAGGAGCAGATTCAATGGGAGAAGTGTATGCTGCATCTCATGGCTTTAAATGTCTTAAATTTAAACCTGACTATGATAAATATGAACCAAAAGTAGCTCCTATTAAACGTAATGAAGAAATGGCAAAGGAAGCTACAGAAGGTATTATCTTTTGGGATGGTGTATCAAGGGGTACTTGGAATATGATTCAGAACCTTAGAAAAGAACGTAAGAAAATTGCACTTATAAATTATAGGAAGTTGGGCTAATAATGAAGAATTGGTTACTTTATAGTGGAGGTTATGATAGCACAGTATTACTTTATGAATTAGTACAGACAATTCCTAATCTTGATATTGTGCATATAGTAACAAACTATAACGAAGAAGAAACTAAATGGGCTAGATATCATAAATCTAGGCTATTCGGAATGTATGCTTCTTATACAGAGATAAATGTTCCTTTGAGTAAGACAGAAGATGAATATATACCATTTCGCAATACAAATTTTATATTTAATTTACTTTCTAACTTGACAAAACAAGGGGATTATGGTATAATATATTTAGGGTTGATAAAGGTAGAAGAACCATTTATTGACTGTACGGAGGAATGGTTAGAAGCACTGAATACCTTTATTCTAGTAGAAAATAAAGGTATTCAAGTTTCAGCGCCTTATATTAACTATACTAAAAATAAAGTGTTTCAATTAGGAAATGCTTATGGAGTTAAATTAAAACAAACATTTAGCTGTAATTTTCCTAAAGATGGGAAAGAGTGTGGAGAGTGCGGAAATTGTAAGTGGCGTAAAAACCATAAATATCCTGCGTATTCTCCTAGAATAACAGGAGGTAATTAAATGATTAAGGTATATGGAAAAGGCACAGGGTCTAATACTCAAAAGAAAGTGGCTAATAATCAGCCACAAGTAAAAATTTCCAGCCCTGCAAGAAAAAGCCTATCTTGGCTTAGACGTAATGCAACAAATTTAGAGCCATCTTTAAAGACAAGAATGTCCTCTAATGCGTATAATGCATTAATGGCACTTAGAGCCGCAGCAAATAAAAGACCAATTTAAGAGGAGTTAAATGAAAAACGAATTTACTTTATTTTTATCAGGCGTAGAGCCTGAGGATAATTTTAAGACTGCAATAAAAGTAACATCTAATTTATTACAGTCTTATTGGTATATTAAACGTAGAGGTAAAGATAAAATTGTAGAAAGATTTTCTATGGTTAAGAAAAATGCACTACTTGTTGATAGTGGAGCGCATACTTTTTTATCTTTACCTGAATATCAAGATAAATCTGTAGAGTATTGGGAAGATTATTTAAAGGGTTATGTATCTTTTGTTAAAAAGCATAGAGATAAAATATTTGCTTGTGTTGAGATGGATATTGATACCCTTGTAGGAACTGAACAGGTAAACAAATGGAGAGAGGAATACTTTCACCCTTTAGAAGAGGATGGTATTCCTGTTATTTATGTTTATCATGCAGAGAAGGGTTTAGAAGAATGGGAAAGAATGTGTAAGAGGTATCCTTATGTTGGATTCTCTTATAACGAATTTAAATCACCTGAATATGAAGGTATTATAGACCAGTTATTTGAAATCGCAATAGCTAATAAAGCTAAAATACATGGATTTGCTGTTAGTGGTTATAAGGAATTAACAACTCATCCCTATTTTTCTAGCGATTCAACTACTTGGATTAGTGGTGCACAGTATGGTGAGCTTAACTATTTTGAGGGTGGAAAGCTTAAACGTTTAACTAAAGATAAATGGAAGAATGAATACTATGCTAAGATTTTAGATTTAAGCAGTAGTAAAGTATTATTAGATGCCGAATCTCCCTATGAGCTTATGAGAATTAGCGCATTGAGCTATAAGAAGTTAGAAGAATATGTTAATGATATTTTTCGTGGTAGAAAGTATTGGAGTGGCAGAAGGGAAGTGACTAAAGTTTATAGCGAAAGGAAGTTGCCTGATAAAGAATGGTTTCTTGGAGATATGGAAGATTGGCGTGAAAAGTTAGAAGATGCTGGAATAGATACATCAATCCCAGAAGAATTTGCTAAATCTTTATTGACAGATTGCTTTAACTTTGTTACTCAAAATAAAGCAATAGAAGAATACCCATTAGAGGAATTAATAGGTTTATGTGGCTTATTTAAAGACGAAACTTCTAATACTGAAACTAAATGCAGGAAAGCTTTGATAGCTTATTTTACTGACTTTATTGGTGGTGGCAGAGATGATTTAGCAGATTTATCTGAGCCTGAACCACATGAAAAGATGGCAAAAGAGCGAGCAGAGTATATTCAAGAAAAAGAGTTTATTGAATATGAAATGACTAAAGACGAATGCCAAAGCATTTTAAAAGGGTTATTAACTTCTGGCGTAAAAGATGAAGTTGATAAAGCTTTAATTGAACAAGGCATTGAGCCTATTTATGATGAAAAGGGTAATTTAAAAGCAGGTATTAAAAGACTACGGAAACGTAAATCAATATCATCTGATTTAATGCCTGAACTTAGTTGTAACATTTGTTCTAAAGCAAGAAGATGCCCCATGTATGAAGAAGGTATGCTTTGTGCTTACAATAAAATGTTTAAGCAGTTTGATACAAGAAAACCAGAAGATGTTGTAGATGCAATGAGTAGTATTGCTAATTTAAGTCTTGAAAGACTTTCAAGAGCAGTTACCTTTGAAAAATTAGATGGCGGATTAAATACTAAAGACGTAACTGAATCTATGAATGAAGCTTGGAAATATTTGGAGAAAATTCAAGAAATACAGGCTAAGAGTGACAAGATTGTTGCAGAGCGCAGAGTAATAAAATCATCTACAGGTGAAACAGAAATAAGAGAAAGTGTAACAGGTAACCCACAAGGGTTGTTATCTGAACTATTTAAGCCAAAAAATGATTGACAAAATCTCCTTAATATGGTATAATAAAGCTATATTAAGGAGGTATTTATTTATGGAAATAGGTCATATTTATTTGGTAAAGGCAGATGTATCAATAATTTTTGAGGGTTTATACAGTATTCATGTAAAATCACATAAGATAAATCTTAAAGAATTTTATGGTGAGTTTATTACTGATAACTTTGGTGTATTTAGAAAACACGTTTTTCGTATTAGTAAAGGAAAATATATAGGAATGTATGTTATTTTAGGGGTAAATGAGTATGCAGCAGATTGAGGTGTAAAATGTATAGTGTAGGAGATACAGTAAAAGTAGTAGCAAAATTTAAAGGTTCTCATAGAGTTAATATAACAGAAGCAATGAAAAAGCATTTAGGAAAAAGATTAGTTATTAAGGCTAAAGTTCGTAATGGCTATAAAGTATATGGGTCTAGTGATATATGGGAAGAGTCAATGTTTGAAAAGAAGGTTAAAGTTTCTAAACATTATAAATTAGGAAATAGGTTTAAATGTATTGAAAACTCATCATATTTAAATATAGCTAAGGACAGATGTTTTGAATTAATTAGCTTTTATGAAGATGGCACTTATTGTTTTAAATCTCTCTCTAAAGGCATTGTAATAAGATTAGCCCTACATGATATCCATAAATATTTTAGAAGATATTTTGGTGGTTGGGAATAAATAACACTTGACAAACAATAAAATATGTGGTATAATAAGCTTATAAGATATTGAAAGAGAGGTAATAATATGTGCATTATTATTTACAAAACAAAATACGCAAAACTAAAAAAAGAAACATTAAAAACAGCTTTTGAAAATAATCCTGATGGAGCAGGATTTATGTATCAGAGTGATGCATTAGAAGCACCTAAAATGAAGAAAGGTTTTTTTGATTTCAATGAATTTTATGATGCTTATAAATTAATTGCAGACCAACAACGTTATAATATTGCGATTCATTTTAGAATTGCTACACATGGAGCAGTAAATAGTCTTAATTGTCACCCTTTTATTGTCACTAATAAAGTAGAAGATACTATTAGTGAATCTGGTGTTTATAATTCTTTATTTATGCAGAATGGTGTAATTAAGAGTATTTCAGTTAATAGAAAAGATAAATATAGTGATACTTGTAATTTCACTTATAAGATTATGTCTAATCTAAAAACTTTAGCAAGCACAAAAATTAAGGATGTTGTTGAAGCTATTGAGCCAGCTTCAAAGTTTTGTCTAATGCAAAAAGGTAGAACTCCTTTGCTAATCGGTAATTTCACCAAAGAAAATGGAATATGTTTTAGTAATGAATCATATAAAACTGTGAAAACTTTGAGTAATTATAGTTATGTTGAAGATTCATACTTATTAGAATTTAAAGGTTTAACAACAGATGAGATTAAAGAAGTACAGGAAGAGTTAAATAAACATATGTGTATTTGCAAAGATTTTTATGATGTGTCTGATTTTACATTCTTTGAAGTAACTTATTTACCATTAACTCGTACTTTAGCAGGGAAAACATTTAAATGTTATCGTTAAAACTTGACAAACAATAAAATATGTGGTATAATATAAGAAAAGGTGGTAATAAAAATGAAATTTAGAATTGGCGAAACAGTAAAATTAAGAGAAGATTTAAGTGATTCAAAAGCAGAGTTTAGTGGTAAACAACTTGTAGTAAGGGCTATTGATAATGGTCGATATATTATGAAGAGTCCAAAAGAAAATGCAACAATATTAAATCGTAAACTTATGGATATTCCATTTTCTGAATGTGACATTCAGCTTAATCCTATGGATGTACGTATCAATAAGCATGATAATATTATTGATATTGAAGCTTTAAATGATAATAATGAATGGAAACCTATTTTACGACTTCAAGACGGAGAATTTATGCGGCAAAAAGACTTGAATAGATTAGGCTTTACTGGTCTCAGTTTAGATTTTAAAGGGCGTTTGCGTTTAGCAACGGTTGGTTAATGCCTGATTATATTAGTGCTGAAAACGGAATTAAGTATGTTCCTTGCAAGGGGAACATACTATTTCTTAAAAGCGTTATATATGAACATAGTAATTATCCAGTAAGGCTTTTAATGCAAGAAGAATCTTTAGCGGCATTTTTTATAGTCTATATTACTTCAAAGAATTTCATTTGCATAGACACAAGTTCAGAAGGGAAACATTTTGAAAGTCTACTTAAAATACCTATTAGCACTTTTGAAAATCGTTGTTTTGAGGGCGTAAATTATGAGATTTATATTAAAGAAACAGCATTAGGAGAATAAAGATTGAAAAGATATCATAAAGAAGTAAAATTTAATGAAAATCTTATAAAACATTTAGCCCCTTATAAAATGAAGCTTACAACAACTCCACATTTTATAAATCGTACTAAAAGAAAGAAGATACCATATCCTTCAAAAAAGCTACTCAAAAAGGGAGAGATTTTTGAGTATTACACAGACGATTTAGGTAAGCTAGTAAAATTTGTAATTCGCTGCCCTTATAGCGAAAAGTTAGATGTATGTTATGTTATTAGTTGCATTGGAAGTATTATAACTGGTTGGTGGCAAAATAGTGATGATTGTCATGTAACTTTAAATTTAAATTTATATGAAAGATAGGAGAAATCAAATGACAAAAGATTTAGAAATGTTTAATTCATTAATGGAAGCTATGGGGTATACTATTTTAGATAATCCATCAGAAGTAAAAGACTGTTCTATTAAGAAACCACGTAAGATTATTAAATCTCAACAGAAATATTTTCCTCGTCTGGAATCTGGTCAACTTGTTATGACAAAAGATGGCAAGTTTGGTAAAATTTCTCGAAATTATGAAGAAAATGTATTGTATTTTTATTTTAAAGGAGAATCTTTCAAACTTAGTGAGCTTATGAAATCTAAAAACATTGTAGAGGAATTTGTAAGAGTATATAATCCTAAAACTGAAATGGCTATTCATTCTTATAATCCTAAACATTTTTCTTTAATTTATAGCTGTCTTGAAGAAGATATTCCTAAAAAGAAAATTAGTTTGGACGATTTGCTAAAAGAACATGGTTTAACACGAGATGAGGTTGAATTAGTATAATGTTTGGTGCAGCGGCTTGTTTAACAATCTTTATGTTATGTACGAATATTTTAGGCTATACAGCTTTTAGTTATTGGCTCGTCTTTGCTCCTACTATAGTGGCATTTATTATAACCTTTATTTTTGGGCTTGCTGTAGCGGCTGTTTTAAGTGTCTGTGACTATATTATCTCAGCAGAAAGGTTAGAAAAGTGGAGAGAACTACTGAAAGACAACGAGAATTAATAGAAGAATCTATTAAATTTCTTTTAGAATGTGAAGATTTTGAAGATTTCACATTTAATGAAAAAGATGAAACGCAAGATATTATTGAATTAACTAAGAAAGAATACGAATTACAGAAATGGCTGTCAAGAATCGGCAGTTTATGGATGTTAGCTTTCTTAGAAAAACAAGAAAAGAATGGTTGACAAATACCCCCTTATGTGTTATAATATAATATGTAAGGGGGTATTTATTTTGAAGATAAAAGTAGGAGATATAGTAAGACCTTTTAATGACCGAATTAAATATCGAATTGCGGTAATTTCATCTGATAAAGAACAATGTTTATTAGTAGAATTAGCAACTAATCATATGTATCCTTATTGGATAGATATTAAAAAATTAAGGGTTGAAAATATAGGTTGGGAATAAAAATGCTTGACAACTAACAAAATTTATGTTATAATTAGTCTATCAAATCAAAAGGAGATGTAAAAATGTTAATTTGTAAAATTTGCGGTAAAAATATTGAAGAAGTAGGAAGCACTATTTGTGTGCAGGATAATGTAGATTATCCAGTTCATATTGAATGTGCTGAAACTTTTTTGCAGCACTGTGACCATTGTAATAAATTCTTTAAAAAAGAGGAACTTAAACTAACATCTTTGGGTAATCATTATTGTCCAACTTGCTTAGATTCACTAACAGTAAAGTGTGATGTTTGTGGAAGAAATATGGAAAATGATGTTTTAAAGAAAATTTATGGTAAAAGTTACTGTCAAAGTTGTTTTGAAGGTAAATATACATTTTGTGTTGTTTGTGGTAAAAGAATCTTAAAAGATAAAGCTAAAAATATTAATGGTGCAAATTACTGTAATAGTTGTTCTAAAAAAATTAAAAAGATAGAAAATTACAGCTATAAACCTTCTCCAATCTTTTTTGGTGAGGATAGCTCTAGGTATTTTGGCATCGAGGTAGAGACAGAGTATAAAGAAAGCAATATTTATGCTAATGAAATTATTGGAAATTCTAATATTTTTTATGCTAAATATGATGGAAGTCTTAATAATGGGATTGAATTTGTAAGTCATCCTTGTACACTTGATTTTTGGAGAAATGAATCTAAACTTAATGAGTTCTGTAATCGTGCTATTTCATTAGGGTTTAAATCTCATAATACAAGTTCTTGCGGGCTTCATGTTCATATTACTAAGTCTACAGTTTTAAGAGAGACATTTGAAAAAGTATTAGTTTTTATTAGTAATAACTGGCATAATGTAGTTAAATTTACACGAAGAAAAAGTGATAGTATTAATCGTTGGGCAGAGAATAATCTTAGCCGTTACTCTTTGCAAACTAAAACAACTGCGGAGAAAATGAAGTTAGTTAAAGAATATAAGGGCGGTAGTCGTTATGTAGCAGTAAACGAAACAAGCTATACTTATGAGTTCCGTATTTTTAGAGGGACATTGAACTATAATACTATTTTAGCTTGCATTGAATTCTGTGATGCAGTTATTGAACTGTGCAAGTCTTGTACTTTTGCAGAGGTAGATAAAGCTAATTTTAAGACTTTAATGTACTTTGCAGGGTCAGAAAAATATAAAGAAATGCAAAAATTTTGGGTAGCAAGAAACAAATAAAGGAGAATGGTATAGATGTGTATTGTGATTTATCAGCCAAAAGGTAAGACTGTCCCTAAAAAGGCATTAAAAACAGCCTTTAAAAATAATCCTGACGGTGCTGGATTTATGTGCCAAAAAGGTAAAGAAACTCCATATATGGAAAAAGGTTTTTTTAATTTTGAAGATTTTTATAGGGCATATAAGCCCTTTTCTAAAGGAAATTACAATGTAGCGATTCATTTTAGAATCGCTACGCATGGAGCAGTAAATGATAGAAATTGCCATCCATTCGTAATTGCTGACAATATAGAAGATACCATAATGATGAAAGGACAGGCAGATAATTTAATAATGCATAATGGCATTATTTGGTCGCTACGTACACCTTATAATGCTCCTTATAGCGATACAATGAACTTTACTGTAAATGTGCTGCATCCTTTAAAAGATTTGAAGGGTGAGGTAATTAAAGAGCTATTACAGAATATTGAGAGCACTTCTAAGTTCATTATAATGCGTAAGAATTTAGAGCCTGTATTAGCAGGGTCTTTCCATGAGGAAAATGGAATTTATTATAGTAACTTCACCTACCAGCAATCTTCTTTTACTTCTATTAGGCAATTAGCACAAGTTAGTTTAAGTGAGGGCTACTATTATGGAAACTAGACAATATATTTCTGAGGAATTATTTAATAAAATGCAAGAAGCGGTAAATACTAATGCTGAACAATTTCAATATAGTTATTCTGATATTTGTGTTTTGCTTGTAAAACCTAAATCTTTGCATCTATTTAAGCCAGCTAAAAAAGTATTTAGAATTTTAATAAAAAAGAATTGGTATAGTATTGATACTAAAGTATTTTCAAAAATGTCATTAGAGGATTTAAATAGCAGGTTTCAAGAAAATATTTTTACTATAGATGAAGCTCCTGATATAGTCTGTGAGGTGTGCGAATGATTTCATTTAGAGGGATAGTCTTATCAACAGGTAAAATTTCTATTGGAGATATATATAATCCTAAGTTAAGTTATACACTAAAAAAGGGAATTTATAAATGTTATGTTTTACATAAAAATGATGAAATAAACGCACTACTATTTATAAAAGAAGGTTATACCGACTTAGGTAGTATTATTGAAAAGAATATTTCTATTTATTCCCCATCTGAGTTTGTAGGCTTTTTTTGCGAGGGATATAAAGGAAAGAACGCAAAAAGTATTGAAGAATCCTGTATTTTTGAAGTAGAAGAAGATTATAAGATTAAAAAAATTAAACTTTACTTAGTTACTCAAAAGTATTTTGTAGGAAGTTTAGATACAAAAGATTATGTACTTATTAAAGGTGAACATGGATTTAAAATTGTAAAGCAGACAAACGAGGTGACAATATAAATGATTTTTTGTAAAGGAGATTGTGTAGAGCTAATTAGTGATTATGGAGAGTTACCTGCGGGGTCAAAGGGAGTTGTAAAAGATACCTTTGATGATTCTTGTGAAGTAGAATTTGTTGAGGAAATTAAATCTAAAGCTTATAATTGCTATTTAGTTTCAGAAGATTTGTTAGAATTTTATTTTGAGGAATCAACAGAACCATCTTTTAGTTATGGGGATATTTTAGAGTTTATTCTTCCCCACTCTGTTATTATAAAAGGAAAAGAAATTAATATTTCTATTGGGGATAAGGCTTCTTTTGCTTATAAGAGTTCACCTAACCCCACAGTTAAAGTTAATAATGAATATATTCAAGTTCCTATTACTAAGATTAAGTTATACAAAAAACAAGAGGAAATGTTTAAAACAGGAGCGGTAGTTACATTTTGGAATATGGGCAAAAAGACTAAGGGGGTAATTGAAGATTGTTCAAATATGGATAATATTAAGGTCAGAGTTAGTCATAATTCATTCTGTTTTTTTCCTAAAACTAGACTTACTATCACACTGCCTTTCTTAAAAAATTGCTCTTATACTGCTCCTACTACGCTTGGAAAAGTTTTAAAATCTACATCAATGATTTAATTTAATTGTATAAAAAATAAAGCTCTTTATTTAATAGTATAATTGACATTATGAATGTGTCTTTAATTCTATTAAAATAAGGGGCTTTATTTTTTATTTTTATAGTTCTTTAATTTTCTTGAAAAATATCAAATGTATGTTATTTTAAACATACCCCTGAGACGCACATATTTTACTTCTGAGGCTTTTTATAGCTCTTTGTGATAGTTATATCGTGATGAATAATAAAGATGCTCAGAAATGAAATATGGAACTAAAATAATATTTGACAAACAAGACTTTGTGTGTTATAATATCTTCGAGGTGAGATTATGAGAGTTTCTGTAGGGGATTTAGTAAAAATAAAGAAAGATTTAAATATAAATGGAATTTATTATAATTCAGATGGGACAAGTGAGTATTTTATTTTACCCATGTGCTGTTATATGGGTGAATTAGCAACTATAGAAAAAAGAGTTATACATGGCTACTACTTAACTTTTAGTAATCCTAGTTTAGCTAATAGAACACATAGATTTGTTTGGGCGGAGGGGATGTTTGATGTCATTAGTGGTTGGGAGTAAGATTACATATAATGATAAAGTTCATAGAGTTCTATATCAAGGATTAGCCACATTAATTTTGCAAGACATGGAAACAAATGAAATGTTTATTGTAGATGAGTCGGAGGTAGTAGAGGATGATAAAAGAGTATATCCTAACAAAAAACTACTATAGTCTTAGAAAGGGAACAAAAATTGCTTATGTAGGAGAGACTATTAATGGACTATGTGTCTTTTCTCATAAGAATTGGATTAGTGGTAGATTGAAGCTTTTGGACACCTCAAAGCCTATCTATGAGGGTTATAAAGGCGGTGGATATAGATTAGCAGACAAAGACATTTTCAAATATTTAAAATTAAATGATGGAGGTTGGGAATAACTATGCTTGGTGGGTCTATAGAGGAAGATTTAATGTATGAAAGAGGAGAACTAGCAGATTGTTGTGATGGGCTAAAGTGTCAAGTTAAGCATAACATTTATAAATTAAGAGAAATGCGGGATAGTTTAGATAGAACAGTTCCTGAGAATTTAATAAAAGTGGATTGCTTGAATGATGAAATCAGAAGATTGAAACAACTTGAATTTTTATATGGGGAGAATGCTTTAGGAAAGAGGATAAATAGATGAAGAAAGATTTTATTGGAAACATTATGAACTTTCAATATACTTTAGAGAATTTTAGTATGCTATCACAAGAATGCCGACTTAGGTCAAAGTATCTTCAAGATGTTTTTAGGTTATTTAATCGCCGCTTGGTAATCCCTATTAGCTTTATTGAATTTATGGCATTTTATGCCTATGCGGATTCATTGTTTTATGACTTTGTAGGGGATATAAAATCAACTATTTATTATATCCGTGATGGGAAATCCTATAAATTTAGTGTTGAAAATGTTAAACGAGGATTACAAAAAACTATAACTATCAATAGGTTAAAGCTTCTTGAAAGCTGTTTTCAAGATATTTGTATTGAGATTGTAGGGGAAGATTCTGTAAAAGAAAAACAGGAAATATTTGAAAGATATAATTTGACTTATTATAACAAGTTTACAGAATATATTCATATGATGTTAGATAAAGAAAGGGGTCAATGGGAGTAGAGTATGGTTATAGAATATGAGAAATATATAGACACCTTTTATATTAATGGAATGGTGAGAATTAAATATAGCTTAGAAGAGTATAAAAACTTTAATAATTACGATATTTTTTTAGAAAAATTAGAGCGGGCAGGATTAGAATATGCTGTCTATCCTACTATAAATAACGTTAAATTAGTTATAGGAATTTGTACAATAGCGGATATGAATAAATTATTAAAAATATTAGTGGGTGAGATTTAATGAAATATGGTATTGAGTGGTGGACAAATGGAATTATCTTTATGTGCCTTATTTTAACAGCAATATACACTGTTAAAATTGCTTTTAGATTATAGTTGACATTTGTTAAAATCTATGTTATAATAGATTTAGAAAGGTTGTGAAGATATGAAATTTAAATTTAGAGTAGTAAAAACAGTATCATATGTAAATTATATCACAGCAAAAGATGCAGATGAGGCTTATGCGGAAATTGAGCGCAGGGTAGATAATGAATTAATTTCAATAGATGAATTTGAAACAGACGAAACTGAGATTGAATTGGAGAGTTGCTAATGAAATATTCAGTGAGTGTTTACAATCGTTATCGTAAGCCAATTTTGACTGACGTTAAAGTAGATACATGGGAAGAGGCATTAGCAGTTATTAAGGATACTTTAAACAATGCTCCTTTTGTAATACAAGAAATTGGAGAGTCAGAAGGGGTAGAAAATCTAAAAGCTTCTGAATTGTAGGAGGAAATTATGGACGTAGTAAAAGGAAGGATTATTAATTATAGCATTAAAATAAAAGTCATTAAGAATATTACTAAGTTTGATATTTTTGAAAACAAACTTTATCATAAAGTATGGAAGCTTTGAAGGTTCTTATTGTAGGGTTAGCTTTTATAAAGGAGTAGTTTTAGAGTTTGATGATTTTTATTTTGAAAAATATGAATGGGAGTAAAAAACAATGAAGAAAACAATGAAGAAAACAATGAATATAAACGGCTGTAAATTTGTAAATATTTATAATAATGGTAAAAGCATATACAAGTATTTAGATGGAAAGCTACATAAAGAAGGGGAAATTTCGGCGGATTGTGTTAAAATCTATGAAAGGAGTTTTAGATTAAAAGATTATGAGATATACCTACCGAAAGAAAGCAATAGCAATCTTTATATAAGCTTTGCATATAGACTCTCGAGAAATAAACCACAGATATATTCTATTAATAGTGATGGGGTTTGGGAATTTATTGAAGGGGAAGAGCAGACCTTTGAGAGTGATTACCGAAGAACTCTTATTACTATTAAAATGTCAGATAAAGAAAAGTTCGATATAACAAATGTAGCTATGAATTTTATGCGTAGTTGTTATAAGGATTTATTTGAGGAGTAAAAAGGGCGCAAATGAGGGGAAAATTTGGGCGCATATGTAAGGGTAAAAAAGGGGGCGGCATAAAAAGATAGAGATAACATATAAGGATAAGATAATACATTTAGTAGTAGAGATAATACATATAAGAAGTATTAAAATGAATTTATGTTGTAAATACAACAAAATAATAGATACCATATTAATGAGAGATTATAACATTTGTTATGGTTTGAAAAACCTACACAGTCAATAGGTTTGGAAAACCGAGTAATAAACAATTAGGCTGGAAGCCTTGTTATTAAAATGTATACAAAACTTCCTAGTAACTTAGAAACTTTTCCTTTAAAGGGAAATAGGGAGGGTCAGTTTCAAATTTTTATAAAAAATTGTGTGGGGAAAATTAAAGGTACACACGTGTGAGGGGATAATAGGAGGGAGGCAGTATGTTTATTCAAACAGCTACAAGAAATGATTGTATAGTAATGAATTATTCTTTTGAAACATATGAATTTAATCTAAGAGAGTATTATATGCCAACAGAAACATATGATATAGCTGAGAGATTTTCAGAGAGATTTGGGGAATTCTTTTATGCAGTACAGGCTTACATACCTAAGATTCAATTCTTTGAACTCCTTTCTGTTATTATGGAGTTAGAGAGTATAGATACTCTAAATAAACAGCATATTCAAGACTTTTATATCTCTTATATAGACAAGCCTCAAATAGACACAATAGCAGAGAAGTTAATGATTACAGGCAAGAATACAGCATTTATTGTAAGCATCTATAATAGGCAGTGGGTATGGGATAAAGAGCGGGAAAGTGAGTTAGTAGAGGTACTTTATAACTCTGCATTAAAGGTAATAGGAGATATAGATAAGGATAGAATAGGGTTAAGTATTGTGGAAGGGTTGTTTTATAATGGATGGGAATAGTAAGGAGATACTTTAAATAGTATCTTCTTTTTTAATTTCCTTTAAATTGCAAATCTCTCCTTAAATACACGTTCATAATGATAGAGCGGTGCTTAAATTTTTAAAAATTGCAGAGCACTCCTTAAAGGGGAAATGCAAAGAGTTCTTTAAAAACAGTGTTTTAATAGCATATTAACACCTATATAACACATAATATGTCATAATTTTTTATTCTTATTAGTAATTGTTCTCATTAGTAGGTACACTTCTATCAATAATTATTCTCACACAATAGAACAAGTGTTCGTAATAGGGTACACATGATATAGTGTTCGGTAATATAGAACATATGTTTGCATGGGTGGGTACACAGTGAATATGTGTTCATTTACCGTCTGATGCATACTATAATGTCCACTGTACGCATACACTATTTAGGAGTTTATTCTATTTTTGTAGGGGTGGAGATAAACTTTTTATTACAATTTTGAGTAAAAATGACATATTTTGATAAAACATTACACTTTTTGTGCATATGGAGTGGACAAACAAAATAAGCATAAAAAAAGAGCGGTAATAAACCACTCCTTAAATGCTTATATGAATACCTTGAGTATCTATTGTTACTCTTATATTCATACCGCTGATATTAAATCCTTGTATCTCCCATACTTCGCCCGCCCTTTTTACCTGTATACAGTCTTTATTAAGTAGCGGAATATTTACCCTATCTATAGCTGTATAGATTGTATCGCTGTTTAACTCTTTACCCATAAGGGAGATGCCTAGCTCCACCCTTAATTTATAGAATACGTAGTATATACTATCTATCATTATTGTATCCATATCCATTAAATATACATCTGTGTTACATTTATCACATCCCGCATATTCTTCCCCACTTTCGTTCTTTAATACTGGCAAATGTTCATCATCCTCGAAAATGCTCATACAGTTATTACACCTAATCATTATTTATATTTTTATGGATACTGTCTTTCACTTTTTGGCCGTATTGGTTGCGCACTATAAGGCGCGCTGTTCCGTCCTGCTTGTCGGTTATGCTAGCGGTTATGCCGTATTCTTTATGATATGTTTTCATTATTCCACCTTCCTTTTGATGTAGTGCGGGGCATTGCACCCCGCTGTTTATTTTTAATAATTTAGAACTTGAATTGTATCAATCACGATATTACTTCTATTGTCACAAATTTCTACAACTTTTATATAACCAAGCTGCTCTAACTTTTGAATGGTTTTTATATTTGAATTTACAATTACAATAGCATTTTTCTTATTATTCCATTCATCAGTATACATTTTTAATGTTTCCGGATTGTCATTTTTTAAAATATTTATTATTCTATCATTCAAATGCAGAACTTCTGTTAAGTATTCATAAATACTTTTGCAACTCCTTGCCCTATCAATTCGTTTTTTTGCTTCCTCTAAAACATTTTTTTGATAGTTGCTTAATCTTACAGTGGTCATTTTTATTTCCTACCTTTCTTTTGAGGTGTTTCCCTTACCTCTTGACTATATTATATACCCCCCTACGTATATTGTCAACACTTTTATTAAAGTATTTCAAAAAAAAAATACAGGGCGTTTGCCCTGTATCTGGTTTATTCTGTCGGCGGGAGCACGAAGCCTTTTTGCAGTTTAAATGTTATAGTGCCGGTGATAGGCGACGAATCAACTACGGTAAACGGGTAGCCTAGCAGTAACGCCGGTTTCTTTATCTTTAACGATAAAAGTCAATACTGCTTCGACTTCCCCCCCAGATGTATAAACTAACAACCGTCTATTTAACATAGTTATCCCCATTTCTGAATGTTTATTGCCACTTTAGCTACTACCCATTTACCATAGTTGGCCTTTAGATACTCATACAATGCTGGTGGCGAGTTAAAAGCGTATTGAGCAATTTTCCCGTCGTCACTGGCCACAACGTTTTCATTTATGGAAAAACCGGTATCTATAGTATAGCAGTGACTTTATTAAATGTCAACACTTATTTTAACCGCCCTTATTTTTCCCCTATATAATAGAAGGAAAAGTTTTTTATAAATTTTTAGAAAAAAGTGTTGACAATCTATTTTTATCATGATACAATATAGACAGTCAAGGGGAGCAAAGCTCCTTACAGTCAACGGAAAGTTGACCCATAAAAAAATACTTGACAAACATCAGATTGCATTGTATAATGTAATCACAGCGAAAAAACAAATGCCTAGTGAAACAGAGGGCGCATACGTGGAGGTATGAATATGAAATTATTTAATGTTGTACTGGAAAACTTAGCAGGAGAGATTGTAAAAGCACCTTATGCCGCAAACTCGTCAAGCCTTGACTAAAATCTTAGAGGGCACAGGCGAGGTATTAAAAGTAACTGATGACACTGAAAAACATAAAATCAGCACCGCTAAATTAGCGGAAGCACTCGAAACCGCTGGTTTTGGTGAAGCAGAAATCTTGCTTATTAAATTAGTCCTCGCTGAATATGCAGAAGAAAACATTTTGTGAGGTAAAGTAAATGAGTTTCAATAAAATAATGCGTTACGTCCGTAATAATGGGGGCGTAACGCTGGCGGGAAAAGGTAAGATTGTTAAATTCGATAGTGGCTATCAAGTCAGCTATACGAATAATGTATGCGATAACAACTATAATACAATCAACTTTTTATTAAGAAGGTTATGCAATGGTATAGATTATACTGGCATATGGCTAGAGGATAATATGTATTATATTGACAAATCATTGCATGTTGAAGATTTGCGGGAAGCTTTACAAGTCGCTAAAGAACATAATCAACTGGCTATTTGGGACTGGAAGAACAACTGTAGTATATATTTAAAGGAGGTTGAAATATGAAGTATATCAAAGGAACTGCCTTTTATTCTCTTTATTTAATTGATAAACATTTTGGAGCAATGACGCTGCTAGCACTTCTTTTGGCGGGTGCGTATGGTTATCATTATGGAATTTAAAATTGGAGGAGATGCTAAACAACTTGACAGTGATATGGTGTATACGGTGTTTGGTAAACTTATTCGCAAAGGTAAACCAATGATTAAATTAGCTTATAGAAAAGATATTTGGCTACTCCCACTGTCAATAGATAACAATGGCAATGAATATGTAGAATTTAAAAACTGTTTAGGTGGAATTTCTAAAGTTGTCCCCGCTTATTAAGCTCCCTTTTGGGAGCTTTTTTATTTGCTTTTATTAATGGCGCAATTTCCCTATATCACATATCTTTATATTTGTCAAATTTCTTAATTGTAGTAAAATAAAAATAATTTGATGATACAGTTATCTATTCAAAACATAAAATGCCTCTCAAATGCACATAATTGACTTGTGAGCGTTTTTATTTGCTTTCACGATAAAGTATAAGAACATATACTTTAAATCTCCTCACAGGTGAAATTCGCTGTGCAATAGACACTTGTATAAACAAATAATATTGACATTTTATTAAAAATGTGCATTGTAACAATTTTTTAACAATAAAATTTATTTATGTAATGAAAAATTATTGGAAAAAAGTGTTGACAAGTATATATTAAGCTGTTATACTTAATATATCAAAGATATATATGGAGGCGTTACAAAATGTTTAAAGAATGTAATCGTATATTGACTATTTGGGATAACGAAAATAACGAATATGTAAATGCTTATGAAATCCAGGATAAAGTAATGACTGTTAAATTTTCGTTGATGGCAGCTGGCTTAGTTAGCACAGGTTTAAACGATGCTTATTTTTATTTGCCGATAAGCTATGCTCATATTTATCCGACTAAAGTTCATGAAATTGAAGTTAAACTTTATAATTCGAGTTTTAAATTAGAAGCCATTGGAGAAACTCCCATAGAATTAGCAAAAAAGGGTATTGTAAGACTTTTTAAAAGACCTTATACAAATAGAAATACAAAATCTATTTGGGCGTTCTGGATAGAGCCATTAACTGGTCAAACGTACTTGTTATGTGGACTAAATAAAAAAATGTTCGGAGATTGGGACATTTGCGAAGAATGCGGAGAATTAAAAGAGAATATAGTAAAAGTTGAAGATGATAAATATTGCCCTGAGTGCTTAGAAAAAGCAATAGACACTGGAGATATTTCAAGTTGTGACGAGTGCGGAGAGTATTTTTACGAAGATAATGTAATATGGGTTCAGGAGGCAGAAAAGCTTGTTTGTGAAGATTGCGCAGAAAGACATTTTTGTAGATGTGAAAACTGTGGACATTATATTGTCAATCTTTATGAGACTTGCAATGGCAACTATGTATGCAGTTCTTGCGCAGAAGAATATTCAGTTTGTGAAGGTTGCGGAAATTTGCTAAATCCTGATGATGTATATTGTTATCATGGGTTATCTTATTGTTCGGATTGCTATGACGACTGTAAAGATGCTTTAGTATATGATTATGATTACTCCCCCAACTATAACTATTATCGTTATAAAAAAGAGACGAAAGAAATGCGCTTTTTTGGTTGTGAGATAGAAACAACTTGTGATAGTGTAGGGAATGTTGTCAGTGATGAAGAATTTGTTTATGCTAAATATGATAGCTCAATCCTAGAGAATGGACATAAAGCAGCGGAGTTTGTAACCCATCCAGCTACGCTAAAATACTGGCATAAAGGCGAGGAGTCAGCTTACTTTTTAGATAAATTGCAAGAAAACGCAAGTGTAAACAACTCTTGCGGTATGCATATCCATGTTAGTAAAAATAGCCTAAATACAGAACAGATTGAAAAAGCAATACTATTTATTAGTAATAATTATCAAGAGTTAGTTGTTGGTTTTTGCGGGCGTGAACTAGACCAAGTAGAAAGATATGCACAGGATAACCTAAAAGCCATAGACGGCGTAAAGTCTAAAGTTAAAAAAGCTGAAATAGATGCCAACTACAGCGAATGTAGATATGTAGCAGTAAATACACAGAATTATAACACGGTAGAATTTAGGATATTCGCAAGTACAGTATGCTCAAATAAGATATTATCAAATATAGAATTTGTAGATTGTTTGCTAGAGTATTGCGGCAGTTCTAGCTACACACAGGTATATAAATCTGGCATAAAGGATTTATACAAATATGCACAACAATATAATACTAAATATCCTTATTTAGTAGAAGAATTAGGAGGCTTAATTTAATGGAGATTACAGCGAAAAAATTTAAAGCATTCGACAAGGAACGTATCTGCTATGATACAGCAGAAAGGCTACTATCATATGAGAATGTGCTTGTATTAGAGGAAAGATTTGGTGCTTACCAGTTAGAAGATATTAATACTGGCGAAGTAATTCTAGTATATGTAGAATAGGGGGGGGGGAATATTAGAGAGATAAGTTTAATTGATAATTATTACTTATTAGATGAACTTATGGTATGTATACATAGCCTAATAGATATACAGGCTACACTATACTATATGCTGTTTATATATATCAATGGTAAGTTTATAGAGTCACATACCATAGAGAAGCATAAGCTAAAAGTTTATGATGATTATATAATTATTGATAATAATAGACTTGTTAGAGTTATTGATAATTAATACTATTAAGAATTAGGATGCACATGATAACACAACCGTTTTCATAACGCATCCTATTTTTATAATGGGTCGCCTAGTTACAAAATTTTTTTACCAAAATTTAAGTTTTACAAAAACCGGTATAATTTCATTACAAATTTTTTTAGCAATTTTTACAAATCATAAAAAACTGGTATAATAACGTTGATTGTAAAAATTAACTTTTGAAAAATTATGGTATAAATTATTATCCTTATTATTTATAGTATTAATATTACACATTCTCTTGCGCCGTCTTTTCCCCAAAATAAAAAGCCCCTATAATTAGGGGCTATTTTTATTCCAATTGTATATCTAATATTTTAGTATTAGGGAGGGCAATATCTGTAAACTCTCTACATTTAATAGCTTCTCTTATCATAGCCATTGTCATATGGGTTACTGACTTATAACATAAACAATCTCCTGTTATTTTTACTTCTGCAAAACCATCTCTAGTGGAAATAATCTCACAGCTTTCGATATGAAGGGTTTCGCCATCTGGAAGGAGAATTTCTTTTTCTTTAAATTTTTTAGCATCAACTAAAGGCATCATTTTATAGTATTCCAGCTTAGAAGTAAGTTTAATAATCATAATAAAATCCACTCTTTCAATAAGTCATCTAAAGATTCATAAGTGCACACACCATCTGCGGCTTCGAGTATTTTTATAGTTAGACCATCTCTTTTTATTTTTTCTATCATGTTATACTCTTTGTTATAAGCATATTCACATTTATCTTCTAAGACTTCTTTTATCTCTAAGAAGTCTCCTATTTCTCTAGTTAAGCCATAAGAAAAAGACTCCATAATTTCATCCGCTTCTCCTTCTGCTACTAAGTCATCACTATCCCCGCATTGTTCACATATCTCATCATGTTCTTCATCCGTAACATAAAGCTCTCCATATAAATGGTCACGATAAATATACATTTCTTCACCTCTTTAATCTAGGCGTGATTGCAACGCCTTTTCCATTACCAACTATAAAATATTCAATATTAGTTTCAGGGTCTACAAATATACTAACTCTAATATACCCCATACGTGGTATATAAACAGAATCGTGCATAGTTTCTTTAAGTATATCAGGCTTTACCGCTTCTTGACTAACTGCTTTACTGCTATTGCATCCTAAGCAAAGTATGGCAATAAGTACAATAAATATTTTATACATCACACACCTTCTGTCCGCAGTGTTTGCAATAACTACCATTTTTTATTTGCTTATGGCAACTAGGGCAAGCCCAGCCAATTTGAATATCATCTTTCATAAAAGGCTCTAATGGTTTAGCTACTTCTTTATTTGCGGCTCTAAGGATTGTCATATAAGCATCTCTAATTACTCCAAATCTCATTTGCCAGATAAAAGGCTTTACTAATCGTATTGCTTGTTCTATTGGCATTTTACTCCACCTCTTTTATACTTAGTTGATAACATACGAGTAAGAATTGTACTATAACAATCAATAATTTCATAGTGCTATCAACTGTATTACCTAATACAACAAAAAGCAGTATTTGCATGATAGCAGGCAAGAACGCTCTAATCATTTTTATTTCACACCCATTTCTAACGCCTTATTTACCAATGCACCAATAGGGTAATAATAGGTCGCTATAGCATTTCCTGCATTATAAAAAGTAACTGTGCCAAACATAAACATAGACACAAAAGATACAATAGTCAGTATATTATAGTTATCATTGTCATCTTTTGTAATCACTAAGTATAGCCCAACACAGAATATAATAAAAAATATTAATGTTACTATTAACCCTGAGCACCAAGAAATTAAAGTTGACATTGACAAATAACTCGTTCCTTGTTCTAATGCCACCCTACAAGTTGGTTCTAAAGTGTTTATCACTTTTTCTGCAATTTGTCCGACGTTTTCATTTTCAATCATTTATTGTAAAAATTAATAGTATTAATACTCCCATTTACTTCTCCTAAAAAAGTGAAACTAAGCCTACTATTGTAAAAACAATAGCAAATATTCCAGCTAAATATAATAATGTAAAGCCTACAGAAAAAACTAATAGTTTTAATGCTGTCTCTTTAAACAGTTGAAAACCTTTTATTTTAATCACCTCTTTTTATGTGTGTTTCTCCACAACTTACTATGAAACAAAGGTTCGTCAGAACCTGCGTTTGTTATCATACCTATGACCAAAATAGGAAGCATGATGGGGAAAAAGAATATAAACAATAAAGTCCAGCCTAACCCTCTACCAAAATCTTTTGATTCGTTATTTTTATCCATTGTAATTCTCCTTTACCATTCTAAGTATTTTTCTTTGTAAACTTTTGGCTCAATTAATTCTTCAATTAATTCTTCATCTTCTTCAATATTCATTGTAGGGATTGTTACATTTCCAAAGGGATAAGGAGTTACCTCATATAAATCAGATTCTCTATAGCGCATTTCTTCCCAAAGCTCATCAATAGGATTTCTGTACGGTATGGAATCTTCACGATTGAAAATATTAGGCAAAGAACTATTGGAAATAGCACTATAAACAAGTAATGCTATCACACCGCCTAATATTAATCCAAGTACAAAATTCTCCATAAAGTAAATCCCCTTTCTATGCTCTTATTATAACACAGAAAGGGGATTTTGTCAAGGAGTTTTCCAACAAGTTTTTATTTCTTTTATATCAAGTTGGAATAATTGTGACCGTTGTAGCTTATAAGGGTGAACAGGTGTTCGTAAACCTACACAACCTGCACTACCTAATAGGCTTATAAAGTTAGATACTCGTACTACAACTTTAGGGTAATTAATACTGACTACCTCTAAAGGACAATCTTCTGTAATAGTAAAACCTACATTACTAATTAATATGCTTTTTAAATAACTATTGCTTTTTATATATACTGTGTCTCCTACTTTCATAAAGCTCCTCCTAAAAGATTAAAGCTAAGATTGCCATAATTCCAAGTGTAACTAAAAAACGCCAAAGATTAAGTCCATATTTAGCAATAAAACCTTCTCTAAATTCTTTGATATCATTAAGAGTATCATCTAAATCTTCTTTGATGTCTTTCAGCTTATCTTTAAACTCAGCAATTTCTTCATCAGTCATTTGTTTAATAACATCACGAAGTTCTTTATGTGCTTGTTTAACAGCACTAATTTTTTGTTCAATCAATTCTTTTTTAGACATATTATACCTACCTTCTACACCATTCAATTTCTTTTATAATTTCATTGAGTGCAATCACTCTATATCCCATATGTTCTAAATTAATGGGGAAATGGGCGCAAACAGATTCTACAACAGCTAAACCATGTAAGTGTCTATGTATATTAATATCACAGTCGTGAAAGATTTTGGGTGCATGACTAAAGATAATATCAAAACCTTTATAAGACATTGAAAACTCATTACACACAAAGTCAAAATATTGATAATACTTGGTAGTTGCAAATCTATCATGGTTACCTAAAGTCAAGATTTTCTTCCCTTTTAAGTCTTTAAATAATTCGAGGTCAGAAAGACTCCAAGCCATATCTCCTAAGCAAATAACAATATCATCAGCTTTAACTAGATTATTCCAGCTTTTGATTATTAAATCCTCATAGTTATCAGGTCTATTGGCTAAAGTTTTAATATCTTCATGTCCAAAGTGTGTATCTGTTATAACATAATACATATTATCTTTTCTGCCTCCGTTTATGTCTTGCTAATGCTTTATTCCAACAGTCCATACAAGATTTATCTTGACAAGAATTTTTGCTGATTTTTGCACCAATAACATTAGGACAAAAATTATTAACTAGATATTCATAATTACATAATACTTTATAAACTAATACTTTTGTTTCTTGCATTGACATATTATTCCCCTGCCTTAAAATTATAGATTGGTTTAATTACTTTGATTACATCTACAGTATCTTCAATTTGTGATAAAATTTCTTCAAAAGGCTTATATGCCATTGGAGATTCATCAAGAGTGGAAGAATTAACGCTTGTAGAATAAATACCTTTCATGCTTTGTCTAAAAGCCTCTAAATCAATATTAGCTTTAGCTACACTGCGACTCATTAATCTTCCTGCACCATGAGGTGCTGATTCATTCCACTCTGCGTTACCTTTACCTACGCAAAGAGCAGAACCATCACGCATATTAAGAGGGATAATACATTGTTCACCCTTCTTAGCGGAAATAGCCCCTTTTCTAATGATAATTTCATCACCAGAAATTTCTACATAATTATGCACAGATTCAAAATACGGCGCATTATCAATACCTAAATATTTTAAAATTTTATTAGCAATAATCTCACGATTTTTCTTAGCCCAATTAGCGCAAATTAACATATCATGAATATAATTATCTGCATTTTTACCAGTTAATACTTCTAAACCAGTTTTTGCTACAGAATATTTTTCTTTAATCGCAAGTAATTCTTTTTCTCTATCTCGTTCAGGAATGGTTTTAAGCACTTCTTTAATTTTACGTTTTCTTAAATCAGACATAGTTTCAACTGCAATATTTTGATGAATGTCACAAACTTGTTTTCCTAAATTCCTAGAGCCAGTATGAATCACTAACCATTTGTTTTGGTTTTCATCAACATCAATTTCAATAAAATGATTTCCGCCACCTAATGTTCCTAAACTATTCTCAATCCATTCCAAATCAATTAACTTATCAAAGCAAGTTAATTTTTCTAAATCAGAGAATTTTTCTTGCGGAGAATTATAAGTTTCAAATCTAGCAGGAATATTCTTTTTAATAAAAGCATCTAGCTTTTCATAATTAATACCAATAGTTCCTAAATCAACAACTCTAACACCACACGAAATATCTACACCAATAATATTAGGAATGATAGTCTTTTTATTTAATTTAGCTGTAAATCCTATAACACATCCTGAACCTGAATGATAGTCAGGCATTATTTTAATATTTGCTTTTTGAAAAGCCTTTTGGTTACATAATTCTAAAATTTGACTATAAGCATTATCATCATAACGCTCTGAAAAGATTGTTGCTTCGTTGTATTTTCCTTTAACTTGAATCATTTTGTTTCCTCATTTCTTTTTAGTATGCTATTATTATATCACATTTTTTTACTTTTGTCAAGTGTTTTTTGGAATTTAAAAAGAAAGAAGCAAAGAAAAAATATTAATAAATACTAACGTATTTATTAATATCCTTATAATATAATAATATAATAATATAATAATATAATAATATATAGGGTATCACAAAAAATTGAATTTGTCAATAGATTTTTTGGAAAAATTTCTTTTGTTTTGTGAAATATTTGTGAACTAATTTTAGTTTAAAATCATTTTTAATTTTTTGTAAATTTCTATTGACAAAAGAAAGATTTTATGGTATAATATATTTACAGTCAAAAACTAGAGGAAGACGGAACGGGCAGCCGTCGCCAGATAGCAGAAACGCTTGAATAGGAGATGTGGGATTGTCACCCCACCCTTTAGCAAAATATGTTAAATATTTAGAGAAAGAGAGGTGCAGAAAATGAAAGAAGAAGATATTGTAGATTTACCATTATATGACTTATTCAAATTTCTTGCGAAGAAAAATGCAGGGGAGATTTTAATTATAAAAGGTATTTTTACCAAAGCTCAAGAAGCTATGTTAGCCAGTGCTAATAAATTTTTAGAAAAGCTTGGCATGGAAGAAGAAAGAGATAATTATGAACTTAATTTGTCAATGGCAATTCAATGCTATGCTCAAGGATTGTATATCGGTGAAAAAATGGAATTGTGTGATAAAATAAGTTATGATTTAACGCCCGATTGTTTTAAGGGTATTGACAATTAATAAAAGTTATGTTATAATAAACGCTGTAGTGAGGTGAAGAACTTGAATAAAGAATTAGCTTTAGAAAAAATCGAAGCTTGTCAATTAATGTTAAATCAGATTAAAGAGGCTATTTTAGGAGAAGAGTTGCCTAAAAATAAGCAAGAACAGCCGCAAGTTGGTGGAGAACCTTATTTGCAGGACGGACATATTTTTTGTTGCGGAGAACCATGTGACGAACTTCAAGACGGAGTTTTTCAGTGCAAGTTATGCAAAAAGAAATATAGTTTAAGTTAAGAGGTGATTTTATTAAGAAGATATTAAGTGTTTTAATAACACTTATTTTGGCAGTAACTTTGCTCTTTCCAATAGGAGAGGTAAGCTCAACACCAAGAGTTGATTCTTCTGTAATAAAAATAGAATATGAACTTAAACCTCCAAAGATTACAAGTTATGAGATGATTGCTACAGCTTACACGGCGGCAGAAGATGAATGTGGCAGACCTTCTTGGCATCCTGATTTTGGTAGAACAGCATCAGGAGAATTTGTTAGAGAGGGAATAATTGCGGCAGACACAAGTGTATTGCCTATGCATAGTAAAGTTTACATTATCGCTGGTGAATACAGTGGACATTATGAAGTTAAAGACACTGGCGGGGCTATAAAGGGAAATAGAATAGATATATATTTTCCAACTAAGACAGAAGCTTTTAAATTTGGCAGACGGTCTGTAATAGTTCAGTTAATAGAGGAGTAGTTTAATGCAAAAATTTGAAAGAGTATTTTCAGACGCTATGTTGCCTTCAAGAAAGACAGCAAAAAGCGCAGGATATGATATGTATTTATACGAAGATGTAACCATTCCACCGCTTAAAGATGGGTTTGTAAAACCTAAATTAGTGAGTACAGGGGTTAAGGTAAAATTAGACCCTGACAAATGGTTAATGCTAGTGCCAAGAAGTTCGTTGAGCAGTAAAGGTCTTATGTTAGCAAATACTGTAGGTGTTATTGACTCTGATTACTACGGAAATCCTAGCAATGGCGGGGAAATTTTCGCAATGTTTTTTAACTTATCAGATACACCTGTTGAGCTAAAAAAAGGTGATAGAGTAATGCAGGGAATTATTTGTAGCTATGATAAAGTTGATTATGATGATACCGAAGCAGAGCGTATAGGCGGCGTAGGGTCAACTGGAAAATAATGCTTGACAAATGTTTAAATTTGTGATATAATATAATCATACTAAAAAACAAAGGAGCAATTAAGAATGAATAGAATCAAATATGTAATCAACAAAGAAGAAGGGGCAGTAACGGCGATAATGACTAATTGCACTTTTGATGTTGAGAGAGAAGTTACTAAGAAGTTTAAAGGTAAATTGCTTAACACTTGTTTTCGTTTGATAAACATGAACAAATTGTTTTTACCAAAAACAATCTCTGCAACAACAAGAGTACATGGTGAAGATGTGTTTGATGAATCTTTGGGAAAGGAAATCGCCAGAAAGAAGTTATTGAGAAAATATTATTCTTTAAAAGCAAAAGTATTAAAAAACTTTTTCTTAGATACTAAAGAAGTATATTTATTCGCATCAGATTTATATTCAAAAGAGCAAGAAATCTCAGCATCTTATGATAAAGAGTGGAAAGAACTAGACAATTAGATTACAGGAGTGACCGCATCAGTTTCGTCGGCTGGCGGTCAACTTGGAGGGTTAGCATAATTGGTAATGCACCAGTCTTGAAAACTGGCGTGTGGCAGAGATGTCATTTAAGAGTTCGAGTCTCTTACCCTCCTCCACATGAATCTGTGTACTCTTGGGGTAAGAGAACGGTCTGCAAAACCGTTAATTTCACAGTTCAACTCTGTGCAGATTCTCCAATAAAATTAAAAAAATACTTGACAAAACATAGTTTTTATGTTATAATATAGCTAGAGAAGATGAAGAAGTTCTTATTATGTTTTAAAAAGGTATTAATCACTTGAAGGGTTAGTTTAATTAGGTAGAACAGCGGTCTCCAAAACCGTTAGTGGGGGTTCGATTCCTTCACTCTTCGCCAATGGGGGATTAAGTCAAAGGTAGACTAGGCAACTTATAATTGCTCAATATTGGTTCGATTCCATTATCCCCAACCATATTGCGGGTGGGAGGCATAGAGTTCTCAGTAGCCTCATAAGCTACTACAAGAGGGGTGCAATACCCTTACCCGCTCCCAAATGAATAGGTGGCTGAGAGGCGAAAGCACCAGACTGTAAATCTGGCACGTAAGATACACCGTAGGTTCAACTCCTACCCTATTCACCAAATATCTCCTTAGTTTAATGGACAAAACAGAGACCTTCTAAGTCTCCGATGTAGGTTCGATTCCTACAGGGGATACCAGATATATCTATTGGTTTTCCAATATTTATATATACCTCCACAGGGGCTTTGCCCCATAAAAATTACGTCTTGTGCAATAGCACAGGGAACACCGTAGGCGGGGGCATTCCCCGCTAAAATGCAAAAGTAGCTCAATGGCTAGAGCAACACCCCAATAAGGTGTCGATTGCAGGTTCAATTCCTGTCTTTTGCTTCAAAAGAAAATTGAATAGCTAGGAAAAATCCCTAGCTATTTTTATCTATAAAGGCATTAAACTAGAATAAATTTTTTGTAATAAACACAAAAAGGGGAGAAAGAATAGATTGGGAGTGTTTTAATTGGTTACTAAAGTAAAGAAAAGGGATGGAAGAATTGTAGATTATGATTCTTCCAAGATAGTTAAAGCAATAGCAAAAGCTGGGTTTGTGGATAAAGCAACAGCGCAAAGAATTGCTAATGAGATTTCAAATATAAAACAAGAAATTATTTCAATAGAAGAAATTCAAGATTGTGTAGAGAAGAAATTAATGGCGACAACTTATAAGGATGTTGCTAAAGAATATGTTAGATATAGATACAAAAGAGAGTTAATTAGAAATAGTGAGAAAACAAATAATTCTGTTTTAGAGATTTTAGATTTAAAAAACCAAGATATAAATGCTGAGAACTCTAATAAAAATCCTGTTATATTATCCACACAGAGGGATTATATGGCGGGGGAAGTAAGTAAAGAATTAACTATGCGTTTATTATTATCCTCTGATATAGTAGAAGCGCATAAAGAAGGTATTATTCATTTCCATGATGCAGATTATTTTGCACAGAAAGGATTTAATTGTTGCCTAATTAATCTGGAAGATATGTTGCAGAACGGAACAGTGATTAATGGCACGTTAATAGAAAAACCTCATAGCTTTGCTACAGCTTGTAATATAGCTACTCAAATAATGGCACAAATAGCAAGTAACCAATATGGCGGTCAATCAGAATCTTTATCACATCTTGCTCCATTTGTAGATGTTTCAAGACAAAGATTGAGAAAAGAAGTGCGAGAAGAGTATGAATCTTTAGTAACATCACGTGTTTTAGATATTATGCCTAAAGAGGATGTTATTAATAAGGTAGCAGAGAGAAGGTTAAAAGATGAAATAAAACGTGGCGTACAGACAATGCAATATCAAATAAACACTCTTATGACATCTAATGGTCAGACACCCTTTGTAACAATTTGGATGTATTTAGGGGAAGTTCCAGAGGGTAGATTAAGAGATGATTTAGCTATGGTAATAGAAGAAGTAGTAAAACAGAGAGCTTTAGGAACGAAGAATGAGCAAGGGGTATATGTTACTCCAGCATTCCCTAAGTTAGTCTATGTTTTAGAGGAAGATAACATTACAGAAGATAGTAAGTATTGGTGGCTAACTAAACTTTGCGCTAAATGTTCAGCAAAGAGATTAGTACCTGATTATGTTTCCGAGAAAAAGATGTTAGAGCTAAAGAAAGATAAAAATGGAGAAGGACATTGCTATCCACCTATGGGTTGTAGAAGCTTCCTTACTCCTTATATAACTGACGATGGATTTCCAAAGTATTACGGAAGGTTTAATTGTGGAGTAGTAACCTTGAATCTTGTTGACGTAGCTTTATCAGCAAATAAGAACTTTGAAACTTTCTGGGAGATATTGGAAGAAAGGTTAGAACTTTGTCACAAAGCTTTACAGTTCAGACACCAGCATTTAAGAGGAACACCTTCTGATGTAAGCCCTATCCATTGGCAACATGGAGCAATAGCAAGACTACAAAAAGGAGAAACTATAGACTCCTTGTTATATGGTGGCTACTGCACAATATCATTGGGTTACGCAGGATTATATGAGTGTGTCTTGGCTATGACAGGGAAATCACATACAGATAAGGAAGCTAAAGATTTTGCATTAAGTGTTATGCAAAAGTTAAATGATAAATGTAAAGAATGGAAAGCTGTAGAGTCAATAGATTACTCTGTTTATGGGACACCTATAGAATCGACAACTTATAAATTTGCTACCTGTCTAAAGAAACGTTTTGGTATTGTTGAAGGTGTAACTGACCATGATTATATTACAAATAGTTATCATGTGTGTGTCAGAGAACCTATTGATGCTTTTACTAAACTTAAATTTGAAAGTGAATTTCAAGAATTGTCCCCAGGTGGCATGATTAGTTATATTGAGACGGCTAACCTTACACACAACATAGACGCAGTTTTAAGTGTTTTAAAATACATTTATGACAATATAATGTATGCAGAATTAAACACTAAATCTGACTACTGTCAAGTTTGTGGTTTTGATGGTGAGATAGCTATTGTCAATGATGGTGACAAACTTGTTTGGGAATGCCCAAATTGTGGTAACAGAGACCAGAAGAAAATGAATGTAGCTAGAAGAACGTGCGGTAAGCATATTGCCGCCGAAAAATGATTGAAATTCAAAGGAAGCCTAAGTACAAATATGTATAAGGTTATTTTGAGCCAAGTTGTTTAACATAAATAATAGGTATCTAATAAGAAAGGAGGAAATATGATATGTTGGAGCATAGATGTGAAGTATGTGGAAGATTATGGAGAAAAAAATTAAAAGCAGATGGAAAAATTGTTTGCAGTAAGCACTATAAACAATTTAAAAAGTTTGGGTATTTTAGAGATACTTCTAGTAGAACACAACGAGATAAGAATGAAATTACTATTGATGGAGACATTGCTTATATTGACCTTTATGATATTTTTTACAATGTGATTGGACAAGCTATTATTGATTCTGAGGATATTGATAAAATCAAAAATTTAAAATGGAGACTCAATCATAATGGCTATGTTTATAATAACTCTAAAAGCAGTGAGTTTTTACATAGGAGAATCCTAAACTGTTCTGAGATTGTAGACCATATAAATAGCAATAGGCTTGATAATAGAAAATGTAATTTAAGAGTTGTAACTAAAAGTCAAAATCAAATGAATGTTAATTATAAAGGAGTAAGTGAGTATAAAAATAAATTTCATGCTCATATAAAGTTTAAACAAAAAATGGTATTTTTAGGTAGTTATGTTTATGAGGATGAAGCTTTATATGCTCGTTGGTATGCTGAAACTTTATTATTTAAGGAATATGCTTTTCCAAAAGTTGAACCTATTATTTTGGAGAGTAGAAAGCAAGAGATAAATGAATATGTTAAACAAAAGGTGCAGAGACTACAATAATCGTCATAGCCGAAACAAATTAAATGTATGCGGTATGAAAGGCATAGTCCATCCCCTTTAAATACGCTGAAAAGCGGGGTATAAGAGTATATAGGAAGTCAGTTCTGGAATCAAGGTCGAACAGAAGAAATAAAAGATAGATATGTACATTTAGGTAGTGGTAATGATTGAATTTTCATAAAATAACAAGAAATGACGTAGCTAATGGTGTTGGCATTAGAACTGTTTTATGGGTTTCAGGGTGTTCTCATCATTGCAAGGGGTGTCATAATCCCGAAACTTGGGATATAAATAGTGGAAAATTATTTACAGAAGATGACTATAACACACTAATTGAATACACAAAGCCTGATTATGTTAATGGCTTAACTTTAAGTGGTGGCGACCCTTTCCATATATTAAACAGGGATTATTTAGCTGAATTGTTAGTAAGGTTTAAAGAACAATTACCTAATAAGAGTATTTGGAGTTACACAGGCTACTCTTGGGATGATATAAAAAATACGGCATTGATAAAAAATCTTGATGTCTTAGTAGATGGGAAATTTATTGAGAGCAAAAAAGACGTTTCATTAGATTATTGTGGTAGTTATAATCAAAGAGTAATTGATGTTCAAAAAAGTTTAAAGAGCGGGGAAATAAAAATTTTTATTTAGGTGGTATTATATGGGATTAAAAATTATTCTAATTAGTGGTAAAGCAAGAAGCGGTAAAGATACTATGGCAAAAGCTTTGCAGGATTACTTCCATAATCAAAACCAAGCTTGTGAGATTTGTCATTTTGCAGATGAGTTAAAAACGATTGCAAAAGATGTTTTTGGTTGGAACGGCAAGAAAGATGACAAAGGTAGACAGTTACTAATTGATTTAGGAGAGTCTGCAAGAGGTTATGATGAAGATTTTTGGGTTAATCATTTAAAAGCAAAACTTGTAAATCAAGATACAATTTATATTATTCCTGATTGCCGCTATCCTAATGAGATAGAAGCATTTAAGGATTATAGTCCTATTATCTATAGAATTGAACGTGAATATCAATTATTTAGAAACGGTTTAACAATAGCTCAGTGCTTGAGTAAAAGTGAAACAGCATTAGACAGTTATAAATTTCCTAACATTATTGAAAATTGTTTTGATTCCGCAGAAAATTTTGAAAAGTTTGTAAAAGAATCTGTTGCCCCAGAGGTGTTTAAATGATTGATATTACTCCACAGACTTGCAAAACAGGGACTTATAATGAACTTAGTAGTATTGAAGGGTTTTATATTGCACAGGAAAAATTTGATGGGCATAGAGCGTGTATGCATATCGGAACAGAATTCAATAGAATAATGCTACGTGGTATATCAAAAAAAACAGGTGAGCGAGATGAGGCTACTGATAAAGTCCCATATTTAAGAGATTATGATTTACATACTTTAACAGGAACAATATTAGATGGTGAGTTGACTTTAGGGGAAGATTCAAATTCCTCTAAAGTTCAACAAATATTAGGAGCTACACCAGACCATGCTATTGAAGCAACAGAGAAATTTGGAAAACTAACTTATAATGTATTTGATATTATTTATTACAATGGAAAATGTGTAAAAGATTTGCCACTAATAAAGAGGCTAAAAATCCTAGATGATATTAGATATATGTTTAGTGAGGATATGAAAGTAGTTCCTATCTATTATATTAAAAATTGTAAAACACAAATAAGTATCTTTGAATTAACACAAGACCTTAGATATTCTGTTAATACATTCTCTGAGTTACTAAATGACTTTTGGAGTCAGGGTAAAGAGGGGATTATATTAAAAGATATTTATGCTGAGTATGAAGAAAGAAGAACTAGCAGTTACTTAAAGTATAAAAACATAAAAACGGCTGATTTAGTTATTATGGGATTTGAGCCACCAACAAGTTTATACACAGGTAAGTTATCAGAATCAGAGCTTCAAAGCACTTGGAAGTATTGGGAACATAATTCAATGGGCATGAATGTTCCTGTTACTAAAGCAAGATACTATGGTTGGGTAGGAGCTATGATTTGTGGGGCATATAAAAATGGTAAATTAGTTTATGTATGCACTGTAAGTAACCTATCAGATGAACAGAAAAAAGAAATAAAAGAGAATGGCAAAGATTCATACTTAGGTAAAGTAGTAGAGGTTCAATATCAAAATTCTTTTGGTAAAAATAAATCTTTAAGACATCCAAGATTTAAGAATTTTAGAGAAGATAAGCCTAAGAGTGAATGTTTGTGGGAGGATATTGTTTGAAAAGCAAGGAAGATATAATTTTTGATGATTTAAAAAATCATGTAGTCACCTTTAGAACAGATGATGAAGTTGCTTATTTCACGAATCTTTCAGATATTCATTGGGGGTTTATGTAACAAGGATTTGTTTATAGAAACGTTTTATTATCTTATGTCAATCCCTAATATGTATATTGGTATTGGTGGGGATGCTGGTAATGGAGCAACTAAAACATCTAAATCTGATGTAGCAGAAGAATGGTCAATAGGCGATAAGCAAGTATATGAACTTGCAGAGATAATGAAGCCTTATGCTGATAGAATACTTTATATTATTGATGGAAACCATTGGGCAGGAAGAAGAAAGCATGATTCTTATTTTACTCCTGAATTAATGCTTGCGACTCTTATTGGGAAACCTGAGATATATAAATCAGAACTTTGCTTTTTATATTTTAATGTTGGTAAGAATTGTTATGTTCACTTTGTACAACATCAATCTCCAAAAAGAGATGGTGTTTGGGATTGGATAAACGCTACAGTAATTTGGAGAGAGCATCATCATCAAAGATACAAAAAAGAACGTGTAGTTATTGAACACAATAAGTTCACAAAAGAACCAAGACCTACTATAACTTATGAGGTATGGGGGGGGGGAACATTTCAAGTATATCCTTCTTATGCTAAAACAAAAGGATATAGAGTAGGGATTCCTGGATGTTATGTAGCAGAGATGCATGGAGATAGAAAAAAAGCTATTTATTTATGGACAGATGATGAATTTATTCATATTATGAATAAAAAAGTTAAAAATAAAAAATAATTTTAAAAAATCTATTGACAAATAAAGAAAAATGTGGTATAATAATAGCACAATAGAAAGAGTGATATAAATTATATGAAACGTATTTCAAAGCGTGAATATGAACAACTACAGCAAAAAGAGAAAGAAAAAGGCAAACGGCTTACTCTTAGAAGTACAAATGGATATTGGAAGATAGGTAGAAATTAGCCTATATTATAATAAACCTAGTATTGATTTACTAGGTTTATTTGTTATTTTAAATGAGGGACTTTTATGGCGCAAGATTTTTCAACAACAGATTTAATAGATAAATTGCACTTATTTTGCGAACAACTGTGCGGTAAAGATATGTTTGTTTATCAAGCACAATTTAGCAGGAGAATAATTAGAGCGGTTTTAGAGAATGATTCTGAAACATTGACAGCTTTAATGGCAAGACAGAGCGGAAAGAGTTTTACTGTTAGCTGTACAATTTCTGGTTTGATTGTTTTACTTCCAATTATGGCTAATATGCCTATGTTTGCAGATGATAAGAGATTTAAAATGTTTAAGAATGGGGTTATGGTTGGTATATTTGCACCAACAAAATCTCAATCTCAAATTATTTTTGAAAATATTAAAGATTGTGTAACGTGTCCAAGTGCTATTGAGATTTTAAATAATGAAGAATTTAATATAACATTTGGGACATTTAATGGCGATAAAATAACCCTTGAGTTTGAAAACTTTGGTGGAAAATCTACTGTAACTTGTAAGAGTGCTACAGAAGGTTCTAATATAGAAGGTGGTTCGTATCACATAATGATATGTGACGAGGCACAAGATATAAGTAACTTTAAATTTAAAAAGTCTATATTTCCAACAGTTTCTTTTTATAACGGAACAAAAATATTAATTGGAACTCCGAATATAAATAAGAACTTTTTTTATGATACAATTCAATTAAATAAAAAGCGTTGGGAAAATAAAGAGTTAAGATATAAAAGTCACTATGAATATAACTGTGATGTAATAGTTAAAAATAATCCATTATATGCTAAAACGTTAGAAGCGGCTAGAATGGTAATGGGTGAAAATAGTGAAGAATACTTAATGAGCTATAAGTTAAAATGGATGTTCCAGTATGGAATGTTCATTGATGCAGATAAATTTACAGAAGAGCCTATAGCATTAAAAAGAATTGATAGAGAGCATATATGTTATGATACTCAGTGTGTTGTTGGAATAGACGTAGGAAAAGCTCAAGATAGTACAGTGGTTACTGTAGGGATACCAGACTATTCAAATCCTATAATTATGGAACAGGCTACAGAAGCTGGTGTTCCAGATTATGTGTTATATGATGTAAGGATACTGGATTGGTTAGAAATAGTTGGAGACAACTATGAAGAACAGTATTATAAGATAATGGATTTTTTAGGAAACTTTACAGTTAAGTGTATTGTGATAGATGGAACTGGTGTAGGTAGTCCTGTAGCAGATAGATTAGCGGCTAATTTAAAATGTCCAGTAATTCCATTTGTATTTACAGTTCCTTCAAAATCTGCATTAATGAAATATTTTGATGCTTATTTAAAAGCTCAGTGTTTTCATTATCCAGCATCTCCAAATACATCAGAAACAATAGAGTATAAAAAATTCGTTGAGCAGTTTTTAGAGCTACAGAAAGATTATCAAAATAATAATTTAGTAGTTCATCATCCAAAAGAAAGAAATAAGCATGATGATTACCCATTCAGCGCAGCATTAATGGTGTGGGGATTAAAGATAGATACAGGAGCACCAGAATTAGTTACAGAAAATGATTTCTTTAAACATAATACAGCTAGTGTACATTTTAGGAATAGAATGTCACGTTTAAGAAGAAGGTGGTGATAATTTGGATATGGTATCTAGCTATCTTTCATTACTAACAAGAATGATAGAGCCTTTTGTCAGAATGAATGATAAAACATCATATTTGAGCGAAGAAGATTTAGCAAGACTTGCTCAATATGAAAAATACTGGAATTTTATGCTAGGTTATCACTATGATTATATTCCTGTTGATGAAGATTCGCCAGAGAATATTCAAAACTGGTGTAGAAGATTTGTAAATAAGTATGTAAGCACAGAATTTAACAGTGGGTTTACATTTAAATTTGATAGAGATGTAGATGAAAGTAAGCCATTAAAATTCTTAAACAGTGTTTGGGATGATAACAGTGGTTCTAGTTTAATGTTAAAAGTCGGTCAGTGTAAATCTGTTACAGGAGATGCTTATGTTCATGTGCATTATGAGTCTCCAAGTGAAATAGATGACCCATTTGGTATTTATCCAAAAGGAAGAATACGATTATTTAGCATTCCATCTAGTATTGTATTTCCGAAGTATAAAGATGGTTATAATGATTCACCAGATGCTTTAGAATCTGTTTCAATTATATATAATGTTGAGAGAGAATCAGCTTTATTTACAGGTAAAAAGACAGTAACAATAAAGTATGTATATACAAAAGATAAAATAATAAAACAAGAGGATGGAAAAGAAGATGTTGAATATCCTAACAAATATGGGATTATACCTATCGTACATTTCAGAAATTTACCCTTGTCTAGCTCTAATTTTGGTGTATCTGACCTAGAAGATATAATACCTTTAAATATAGAGTTAAATTTAAAAAACTCTAATGTTTCTGAAATACTTTCATACCATGCTGCTCCAACAACAGTTATTACTGGCGCAAGAATTAATAATCTTGAAAGAGGAGCTAATAATGTTTGGGGCGGGTTACCTAAAGATGCGAAAGTATTTAACTTGGAACTACAAGGAGATTTAGGAGCTAGTAATACTTATATTAACAATACTAAATCTAATATGTTTGAAATAGCTAATATGCCTAAACTAGCAATAGGTGGTGAAGCTCCACCTGCTAATTTAAGTGGGACAGCTTTTCAAATAGCATTTATGCCATTAATTGATTTGATAAAGACAAAGCAAATAATGACAGGAAGTGCAGTTCAATTAATAAATAAAATTGCATTATTAATTGGATTAACTGAGGGAATGATTAATATTAAAGATGAAGATAGGTTTATGATATTTAATCATAGAGTTGTCTTTGGTGATATCTTACCTAGAGATATGGTTCAAGAGCTATCACAAATTCAGCAAGAATTGAAAGCGGGATTAGAAAGCAGAAGTAATGCAATGGTAAGGTTGGGCAAGGATAATATTGTAGCTATGAATAAAGAAATATTAGAAGATAGCACAAAAAATCCAATGTTCTATGGAATTACTCCTGTTAGTATGCCATCTGGAAACAGGTTAGTGAACCCTGAAACTGGTAAAGTTCTTTTAGAAGGAAAAGAGCCAGAAGTAAAAGAATCAAACGCTAATCCGCAAGTAGATTTTAAAAATAAGGTTGGTACTAATCGTGAAGGTGAAGATAAAAAAGTTTTCAGTGGATTAGAAAAAACCTAACCTCCACAAGAGGTATAATATAGATACTTTGATAAAAGGAGGTGGTAGAGTGTCAGCAGAGAAGTACATGAAGCCGTCAAACGCTAATACTAATGTAACTCCCGCAGTTAAATTGCAGGTTGATAAAAGACCAGCAAATAGGATGCCTACCAACGGCACAAAGGTTTCAATGAAACCTAGTGAAAAATAATTTATTTCTATTAGGAGGAAGAATTAATGGCTGAACAAGAAATGACAGAACAGCAGGTAGCAGAACCTAGTACGCCTGTAACAGCACAACCACAAGTAGATATAGATGCGCTACTTTCAAAAGCAAGAGAGCAAGAGAAAGCAAAGCTTTATCCAGAGATTGAAAAATTGAAAGGTGAAGTAAAGGCAAAGAGTGATAAACTTAATGCTGAGATTATAAAATCTGCTAATCTGGAAGATGTAGTTGCAGAAAAAGAAAAAGAAATTACGAGATTAAATGGTTTGATTGAAAAAGCAAAACAGGAGGGAAAGTCTTTGGGAGAAGCAGAATTGACAGCACTTGCTCAAGAGCGAGATACTTATAAAGCAGAAGCCGAAAAGGTGAAAGCTGAGTTTGAAGCATATAAAAATCAGCAAGAAGTAGAAGCATATAAAGCTTCAAAAATTGGTGATATTGATGAAGATTTCAGAGATTTAGTAGTAGGTTCAACTAAAGAGGAAATCGACAAGAATTATACTAAAGCGAAAGCTTTACAAGATAAGGTCAAAGAAAAATATCAGAAAGTGGATTTGCCAAGTCCATCAATGGCTGGTGTTTTCGGAGATAAAAGTAAGAATGTTTTAGAATCTGTAAGAGACTATGATGATTCTGCTTATGAAAAAATAAGAGCATCCATCTTTGGGGATGCAGGAAGCCGAAAATTTTAATAGGAGTGATTATTTAAATGGCAGAGAACAATACACCGAAGTTCCCTACTTCCAATGATATTAATACCATTATTCGTGAAGGTGGAACTCAGTTAGCTGCTGGTAATGCTATTCGTTTGATTAATGAATTGAAACCAGTATATTCAAGAGAGTTGGAATATCAGGCACAACCTGTAATGCGTTTTTATCAGTTTGCGGCTATTAAAACTGAACTTATGACTCAACCTGGCAACACAATTAAAATGTTGACCTACAAAAACTTGGAATTGCCGCCTGAATTGTTGGAAGGCGAGAGAATTAAATCTCAAACCTTGAGTTCCAGCATGAAAGAAATTACTGTTACTGAGCATGGTACAGCTACAGCAATTACTTCCTTGTCTTTGCAGTTCTCATTTGTTGACCAGATGGCTAATAGCCTGAAATTGTTGGGTAGAAATATCGGTCATGTTATTGAATGTGAATTGAGAGACGTTGCTTGTAAAGGTGATGTAGGCACTTCTAAAATTTATGGTCGTCAAAAAGACGGTGCTAAAATTTCTTCAAGAGCTGAGATTGCCGCAGGTGCAAATGACTTGACAGTAGCTACAATTAAAGATGCAGTAGAAATTCTTTCTACTAACAATGCACCGAAAATTGGTGGCAATTATTACATTGCGTTCGTTCATCCGCATCAGTCAAGAGCTTTGCGGGATGACCCGAGTTGGATGCGATTTGCTGCATAAGCAAGAGCGTTAGTCCACTTACACAGTAATGTGTTCGATTAAACTTCGTGAAAACATGGAAAGCTAAGTCCAAATGGATATGCCAATCATGTGAGAAGGTTATGTGAAAATTTATTAATTAAGGAGTAACGAAAGTGAAACAAGTAATTAAAGATTACCCAAACTATGAGATAACTGATACAGGTAAAGTCCTTTCTAAGTATTTAATGGGAGAATTAGTGCAAAGAGTAGGAAAAAAAGGTTACGCTTATGTGAATCTTTATAATGAACATGGAAGAAAGACAAAAAAGATTCATCGTTTAGTAGCAGAAACATTTATACCAAATCCAAATAATTTTCCAATGGTAAATCATAAAGACGGAAACAAATTAAATAATCGTGTAGATAATTTAGAGTGGTGTACTCCATCTGAAAATATTCAACACGCAGTAAGAACAGGACTTATAAATTACTTTACAGAACTTAGGAGAGAAACATCAATCAATAATGGTAAAAAGGGAAGAAGTAGAAAAGTAAAAGCAATGCAAATATCTACTGGACATTGCAAATATTTTGATAGTGCTACTGAATTTGCAAAATTCATTAATTCTCCAATAGCTACAGTAACTCCTATATTAAGAAAAGGAAAATGTATCAAAGGTTATCAAGTTTGGTATACAGATACCCTTGCAACGACTATGGACGAAGAACCCTAATGGGGTTATGAGATAGTCTAACCTTATGGGAAACCATAAGAGGGCGACTCAGGTGTAAAGACACCTTAAAGAAGTAGTTGCCCCGCCAGAAATGGTCAGTAGCCTCCGTAGGGGTGAAAGTAATAGAAACCTGTAACGCAAGTAACTACGGCGCACCAGAACAATTATTCAGTGGTAGACTTTGCCACTGTGCTTGAATAAAAACAAGCACTAGCAAAATTCGCTAAACGGTTGCTTTAAAAAGCTATATTACTACTTAATGTAGGAAGTGAACCCCAATGGGGTAATACCGTACCAAAGAAGCTGAAAAGCTGAAAAGGTCTAACGACTATATACGAATTGCCTTGAACGCATAGCGTGGGTAAAGAGATAGTCTGAACTTATAGGTAACTATAAGAGGGAATGTCGAGTGTAAAGACACTCTTGGAAGAACTTCCCCGCTTACTTAATTGTAAGTATAATAGGTTTCTATCGCCTATAGTAACAACTTGGAAATCGGTAGAATTGACGACGTTAGATTCATAGAGACAACCATGATGCCTAATGGTGCTGCACCTGAAAACGATGCTATTGCTGGCTATAAAGCTGAACTGAAAGGTTCTGGCAAAAACGGCATTAACGTATATCAGGCAGTATTGTTTGGTGAAGATTATTATGCTTTGGCAGTAGCATTGCCGCCTGAAATTAGAACAGATACTCCGCAAGATTTCCAACGTGAGTTGAAACTTGGCTGGTATGGTATCTGGGGTTCTAAATCCCTGAATCCTACTCATGGTGTTGTAATCGAAACAGCATAAAGGAGGGCTATAAATGGCTGAGAAATTAACGAATACAGATGTATTCTACGCCGAACAAGCCCCTGAGGTAATTGCTAAGAAAGCTGGTGTCAGCGTTAATGACGTGTTCTATGCAGAACAAGACCCACGCAAATTAGCAAAAGCTTTAAATGTTGCGGTAGATAGTGTCTTTTATTACAAACAAGACCCTAACAAACTTGCCAATGAGTATACAGGTGGTGTAACTCCTCCTGCACCTGCAACACTTGTAAGTATTGCAATAACAACTCCCCCCACCAAAACAGTTTATACTGTTGGGGAGGCACTTGATATAACTGGAATGGTTGTAACTGGAACTTATAGTGACGATTCCACAAAAGTTGAATCTGTAACGGCTGATAATGTTACAGGTTTTTCAAGTGATACGGCAGGAGAGAAAACTTGCACTGTAACAGTTAGTGGTAAAACTGCTACGTTTACTGTAACTGTAAACGAAGCTTAAAGAACCTTTAAAGGGAAGGGGTAATTCCCTTCCCTATTTTTATAATAGACGGAGGATGTAAATGGCTAGAACAAATACGACTAATGAAAAAGAAACTGTTGTAGAGTTAAAAATGGAAGATGTGGTAGAAGTAACAACTACTCAAAAAGAAAAACCTGTTGATGTTCGTTTGAAAATTGATGCAGAGTTTTATTATGGAGATAAATGGTGTTATTTTAAAAAAGGAGAGACTTATAAAGTTTCGTCCGAGTTAAAAACGTATTTAGCAGAAAGAGATGCTTTAGACGTATTGTAAGGGAGGTATAAAATGGATACAAAAGAAGCTTTATTAGTACAGTATCTAATAGATAGCTTAATGTTATCCGCTCCCCTTATTTCCAACGACCCAGCATTTGCTCAATTAAAAGAGGATATGCCTAAAATAGTTGAGCAGAGCGCAAAAAGAGTTGGAAAGACAGTAGAAGAAATTACTACTGATGAAGAATATATTGTTATTTTATATTCAAAGCTTGAAGTTTTTCAAAGATTGGCATTGGCAGTTGCACCAGAATTTGATGTAACTGTTGAACAAGCTTCATTTAAAAAAGGCAATAGATTTTTTCATTATACTGCTTTAGCTCAAGCAGTTCAACAAGAACTTGATTCAAGTGCTTCTATTTATACAGTAATAGTAAAGCCTGTAACTGTGGCTTCAAAAAATGGAACTATAAGAAATTATAATTTATCAAGAGAACAGGAAGTTTCTATTGTTGCTGATAAAGTAACTACTGAAAGTATAGAATTATCTTGGAAGAAATTTGATTTATCTTATGGTGAATTTTATAGATATGCTTTGTACTATGGTTTAGAGCCTATGTATGATGAATATGCTGATACTGTATTAGATACATCAAAAGCTTTAAGTTCACAAATGTTTTATGATATAAAGAGAACTAAATATAGATTAAGCAATCTTAAATCGAATGTTACTTATTATATTGTTTTAATATCAGAAGGTAGAGATGGTGCTAAATCGTTAGCAACATTAGAAGTTTTAACAACAGAAACTACATCTGATATTCAATGAGGTAAGATAAAATGAATGAAAAAGAGTGGATAGAAAGTTCTTTAGAAGAAGTTTATAAAATGATGGGTGAGATAAATATGTCATTTGAGTATGTTCCTTTGATAGAGGAAACGTACTCAGAAGATGGTTTACCAATATTAAATTATGACTATGAAAATAGAATACCAATACCAGCAGCAATGAATACTGATAAAGAAGGTGACCCAGATTTAGATTATGAACGTAAAGATTTAAAGAACACCAGAGAGAATGTAACAATTCAGTTCACGAGAAGAAGCATATTACCTCATGAATTAAAACAAAGAGATGCTATAGATGTAACTATAGGAGATAAGACTGAAAGATATATCATTTTAGGAAACGATAATGGTATAGTATTAAGTGGAGTTTACTATAGTGTTAGAGCTACTTTAATTAGTGGTTCTTTGCAAGAGTATGAGGTGCTAAATAATGGGATTGAAGCTGAGATTTAGTGCTAGAGGTAGAAGCAGTAAAGATTTAAGTGGTTTTACTGATATTCTTGAGCAATATAGAATAAAAATGTCTTTATATGGTAATGCAGGAGTGAAAAAAGCGGCTGATATGTTATTAAAATGGTCGCAAGAATTAGTACCTGTAGATACTGGAGAATTAAAACGCTCTGGTAAAGTTGTTAAAATTACAAATAGTTCAAGTAGTGCAAAAATGGTTTACCAAGTACAATATGAAGCTTTAGCTCCGTGGAGTAATAGTAGCACTGGATACTTTAACTATGCATGGATACAACATGAAGATTTAGAATTAAGGCACCCAAATGGTGGTCAAGCTAAATATTTAGAGTATCCATATAGAAGTAACAAACAACTGTTGATGGATATTATCAAAGAATCGACAAAGAAAGGATTGAATAAATGAAAACATTTGCTACAAGTATGGCTAAGTATTTAGAACAAAATAAATATGGAGCTGTTGGTAAAAACATATTCATTAATAATATTCCTTCTTCTTTGTCAACAAAGAAAGAATTGATAATTTCTGTTTATGATACTCCTTCTTACGCTATTGTTGGAAGAGCTAGAAATAGTGTTGATTTTACTTGTCAGATTAGGGTAAGAGCATCAAAAGCTGAACAAGTGCTAGAGAGTATAAACAGCATTTATAAGCTGTTAAATAAGGGTTTAATGATAGACCCAAATGGGAAAAGATTTCATGTAAAGCAAGTAAACCCACCACAATTTTTAGTCTATGACGAAAGTAATAGAGCAAATTGGGTGTTAAATATAACGGCTTTAAGTGAGACTTATTAG